AATCAGTAGTACAGTAACAAGTAGAATTACTGTACGAAATTATACGGACACAGAAGTGGCAGTGAACCTTCAAGGTTGTACACCGAAAGGTGTACTTCCTTGTGGAGTCAGTCCACAATCAGGTTCGAAGAGAAGGATGACACCATGAAGTCACAGTACAGTGCCGCAGCGATCATCAAGACGTTCGCGGACATCGAAGAGGATGACATGCACTTCCTGAACAATGACGGAACGGTAGACAGGAAGGCCATGGCAGATATGGGCGTCTACCTAGTACGCCTGTCGATGGTCACGGAAGAGGCAGTGCAGCAGGTGCTCGACATGATCGACGCGCCGAGCCTCGAGAAGGCGAACGACCAGGCGTTCGGCCTGATGAACGCCCTGATCAACAGGCAGTACTAGAAGGGAATGACAATGTTCGCAGTGTAGCCGCTGACGTTCACGATGGTTGATCGATCGCCCAGTTCGGTCAACTGTCGCGGATGCCAAGATGGCATGCGGGAAAGGAAAGTCAGTGATGGAAGAGATTGTACGACATAGCCAGAAGGAATCGCCTGAGTGCAGTTGGTGCGGTGATTTCGAACCGCTCGTAGACAGTGACACGCAGAAGTTGTTCCCGGTGATTGTGCTTCCGGGGACGGACGGCAAGTTCGGGCAACTGGAGTACTTCCACGAGCCGTGTCATAACACGCTCATGAGGTGTAAGAGAGTCACGGATGCTATCAAAGCTACAGGGTGGACACAGGCTGAGTTCCTAACTCATGTAGATGAGCTAGCCGATGAGATCGAGGAGAACAGCCAATGACCCTCATGGCGAACGCCGACAGGAGGTCTTAGCAGAGATGGACTCAACGCGGACGATCCTCAACGACGGCAAGGCCGTAACGTTCGTGGACGTAGACGAGAGCATGATCACTGCGATCGTGTCGATCAACGACTCTGGCGTTCAGTCTCTAGAGTACCAACTCAAGTGCCGTCAGTGCGGTGCAGGCAATTGGGTAGCGGTCGGTACAGACTCTGGCGAGTACCGCTGCATGAAGTGCATGGAGTGGTTGTGATGAACACGCAGTGGGCGGAATACGTCCTGAAGCTCGATCATCGCGTCACGCGCATAGCGCACTGTCATGCGTGCGGATGGATCGACGGAGACCCGTATGCATTCATCGATCCGAACGGTCATCCGATGCGGATCTGCAAGATCACCGAGTACGGGTTGCGTCAGGCAGCCGCGGAGTTCAACTAGTCTGCAGGGCCACGATGGCTGATCGCACGCCCAGTTCGATCAACCGTCGCGGTCGCACAGGTGCCTAAAGATCTGAAGGGAGGGGCTGGATTTCACAAGCGGCCCTGTTATATAATAAAAATAAATGCGACAAAAAGATCCCAAAAGGAAGGAACCGGTCATGACCATCAAGTTGCAGGTCGAAGTTCCGGATGCAGCATTCGACTGCATCGACGGAACCGACAACTACGAACTGGTAATCGGGCACGTTGGGTTCGAGCCGGTCGATGTTCAGCTCCTCGGCGAGCCGGTCAAGCGGGAGTTCACCTACGAGGACCGCAAGCGAGTCAAGGACGTGCTTGACTGCATCCTCGACGAGATGGGTGACAGTTACACCCTGCAGGCAATGTTCAAGCCATACGCCGAGATCGTCCAGCAGGCGTTGACGGACCAGCGGATCACCGAGTCGCTGGCCGATAGCGGATACGTGGAAGTACGCGATGAGAGCGAAGACGCTCAAGCGAAGCTGAACGCGCTGCGGGACTACAACGCCTGACCGATCACGGTTGCAGTCAATCGGAGGTTGACTGCTTCCGCGGACGATCAGTCCGTACGCCAGTAAGGTCTGGCAAGAGCGCCTAGGAGGCACCATGAAAGACACTGCAGCAGAACTCAAGCCGGGCAAAGGCGCTCGCGTGCCGTTGACCGAGGGCGTCCTTGAGATGCTCGATAGGGCGGTCAAGGACATCCGCGATGTATGGGAGGCCGCCAGCACGCCTGAAGAGTTCTTCGAGAACCTGGCGGACGAGTGGGGCACGGGCGCGTCGAACGAGAAGTTCGGCAAGCGCACCTGGGCCGCCTTCGATGTCCGCGGCGAGGAATTTCGCGTCGCGGTCATACTGACCACCAAGAACGGCCAGCCCGCGCTCGGGCTCGACATTCGGACTTGGTGGTCATAGCACCTCCAGTGCGAATCGTACAGGTGAGCGATCACCTGTGCGGTTCGGAAAGGAGCGTCCAATGAACGACAGCGAACGCAAGCACATCATCAAGATGTGCTGGCTGACAATCGTTTCGACCGAGCCACGTTGCACGATCGACGATGGTAAGCACAATCCGAGCTGGCTGCACGAAGGCGACCAGTACTGGTACTACGACTTCCAGGACAGTGCACTGATCTTGGAGGGCCTGGTGGTTCCGCTCACGACGAGATGGATCCTCTGTCCCAAGCACACCTATCTGGCGCAGGAAACAGCGGCCACAGAAGACCGCTAAAAGATCTTGGTTCGCGGGCTGGTTTTTCCCAGCGGACCTGGATTATAATTAAGTATAACAAAAAAAAAAAAACCACCAAGTCCACAAAGGAAAGGCAAGACAATGACCGCACGTACCCGGACCAGAAGGTCGACCAATCAGAGTCAGGAGACCGAAATGAACGAGCAGCAGACCGAGCTCGAGACCGTCCTCACCGAGGCGATTGAGCAGCAGACCGAGCCGACCGAGGCCGAGCCGGCCAAGGCCGAGCCCAACTTCGTCATGACGCCGTACCAGGCAACCAAGCGGGTCAACGAGGCCCTGCAGGAGGCCGGGATCGACAAGACCGTTAGGTCGCCGATGATCTACATCTACGCCGGCAAGGGGGCCTTCGAGACGCACGAGACCGTCAAGGTGACCAAGAAGGGCACCGAGCAGGTCGTCAAGGAGATCGATGAGGAGTCGTTCCTCGCGTGGATGGCGAATTACGTCAAGGGTGCGGCCGAGCGGGCAACCGCCAAGGTCGAGCAGGTCGATGTCGCCGAGGGCGAAGAGGCCAGCGGCGTTACGACCGACGAGACCGCCAGCGACGAGTTCGTCGGGGTCGACGTCGAGGCACGTCAGGCCGAGATCGAGGCCTCCGAGGCTGAGTAAGTGACGACGGTCTGACAGCGAGCCGTCCAGCCTCGCTGTCAGGCCGCCGACACTTAGTCGGAAGGAGGGAACATGACAGCAGACAACCTAGACCTAGCCGAGCCGATGGCGCAGATCGAGACCGCTTTTGCAAGGAAGCCAGATAGGCGCAGCCAGCTAGACAGGGAGCTAACGAATGCGCGCAAGTACGTATTCGCGAGATACGCTCCAGCGCTAACGTTCAGCGAGCAAGTAACGCTGACGCTAGCAGCGGCAGGCACGCACGTGGTAGACACCGAAGACAAGAACTGCTTCGGTATCTATCCGCGCGTAGGCATCCTGAGCGACGAGCCGGGAAGCGGCAAGTCAACGATCCTGACACTGCTGTGCCACTTGTCATACCGAGGCGAGAAGCTCTACACCAGGAGCACGACAGCCCCAGGCATGCTAAGGGCGCTGCAGGAGGATCGCAGGGTACTATGCCTGGACCAACTCGAATACATCCTGAGCCATTCAGGACGCAGCTTCCTAGACCGGATCGACATCATCGAATCGGGCTACGAGCGGCAAGGCTGTTCGAGGAACGCTTCAGGCAGGCACGAGACATTCGCGCCTGTGTTCTTCGCTTGCCTCCAAGCAATGTTTAGGGGCAATCCGAACCTGGAAGCGATGCGCTCACGCACCATTCAGATTCACACCGATCCCCTGCCAGATGGGATGCTTGCAGAAGAAGACCTGTACAGCGACCTGTCGGACGCACGAGCGATCAAGATGTTCGGAGAGCGATTGCATATCGCGATCACGAACGCGCGAGAGGCGATCCTCACTAGCGAGCTCAGGCCGGTTGCAGGTCTGAAGCTGCGCATGAGCGAGAAGTGGGGACCACTGCGGCAAGTGGCGGCAGCGGCTGGAGGGCAATGGCCCGAATGGGTCGATGCCGCAGCCCGTGAGGTCTCGCTAGGGACGGAGACAGAGACGACCGCAGGAGGCCTCGGACTGTTCGAGGAGGACGCGATCGCATCCATCCGAGAGTTCCTAGAAGAGTCGGCCACCGACAACCTGGGGAGGCCGGAGCTCCTACGCCGCATAGGCGAGCGGACGCCCGCTTGGTATACGCCGAGGCAGGGAGCCGATTACCTAAACGGCATCATGGAGAACTACGGCATGCCGGAAGCGACTTCGGTGCATATCGCGAGCCTCGATCAAGCACGCCCAGGATGGAAGCACTCAGACCTCGAAGCAGTGTTCAGTGAGAACTAGATTCTCGCGGGACACTCTCGCTCTCGCCGGATCGCTTTCCAAAACAAATCAAGCAGGGAGGCGCGAGGTGAGTACGTACCTATTCTACAGCCCCTTCTCTAGAGCGTACAAGATCGAAAGGAGGTGAGAAAAGTGGGACTGCTACGCATGATGATCTACAATAGCGCACGACAGCGCCGCGCTAACTGGTCAGGAAGGCCGATCGCAGCTCAGGAGCGTGATCGGAAGCGGAAAGCAGCTGAGCGGACGCTGTCAGCTGCAGACAGTCGTCGACTGCACAACGTCATGCGTGCAGAGGGACGGATCAGGAAGCCGGACTACTACTACGGCATGAACGAGTACGACGGTTGGCGGTGCCCGCACCAGCATCGGCACAAGATGCGAGCGCGGGTCTGCATCAGTCGCGAACGGCGCCTACGCAGGCGCGAGGCCAGAGTGAGTGCATGACAGTCGGGTAGCGGACGCCCAGCCCGCTACCCAGGCTGCCGACACTCAGTCGGAAGGAGGAGTAATGAACGGCAAATACTACTCACAGGTCCTACGAGGACAGTTGTCGGAAGACGACAACATGGCAGTTGTGCTGACAGTCAAGGACTGGCAGGCGATCGCCGAGAACCTGCACGAGGACGCCGATGCAGAGGGCTACGGCCCCGCGCAGAGCTACTTCATCGAGCGCGGGGAAGTCACCAGTATGGCCGACGTGCCCATTCTGGACTACCAGAACGCGTATGACAAGGACGCTCAGGACTGCGCCGCGCATAGCTGTGCAGCCGCGACCGATCGCTGCGCCGACGTGATCGATGAGACCTTGAAGCAGAATGGCTGGTCAGGCTAGCATGGCCCGCGTAATCGTGCTCTCGTTCGAAGATAACGAGTCCGCAGAGATGTTCGCGAAGGCGTTGCTTCGGGAAGGGCCTACGGCCGGTAGGCCGTTCGTGCCGCCTAGTGCGAAGATCGAAGCAATGATCGCGCGCCCAACGGCCGGATGCAGGGGACCGCACAGGATCCCAGGCAAGATCAAGTCCGAGCATGGCTTCAGTCGAACCAAGCGGTTTGGTTGGTTCGTCTGCGGCCAGTGTAAAAAGCCAGCGCAAGCGGTCGTAGACCGTTTCATCGAGAACATGTTGGGCGGGTCGAACGACCTGCTGCCAGAAGTACTTGGCAGCGAGCCTAAGCAGCCTCGATGGCTAGCAGGCAAGGCACTCGTCGAAGTGCAGACACAACTAGGAAGAAGGTAGCCAATATGGATGCTGACGAGAAGCGTGAGCTCCTGAGCTTCGCGGAATATGAAGTTCACGACTTCATCGCGGAGCACAACGATCGCGTCGACAAGTGGGACTCCGACGCTGAGTATCGCGAGCAGGCGCGGGCCATAGGCCTCAAGCGCGGCGAGAAGTGGGATCCCAAGGCGGAGGTGTACCCCCAGAAGCCGAGCTACACGTTCCAAGAGTTCGCAGGGCCAGTCTTCGAGCTCGGCGGCTACGGTGACATGACGCTCATCGATCCATACTCGCAGCGACGTCTCTGGGTCAGCCAGTCAACCATCGGCGACCTCAGCGCGTACGACGCCATGATCCTAGTCCTGAAGATCGCGCAGGCGATCGACTTTCTAGACGACCGAGAGGAGGAAGACCATGGCGCGGCAGACACAAGTTCAACGTCCGCAGCCGAAGCCCCAGCCGACAACTCCGACTGACGCCCCGACTACCAACAAGCGCATAGCAAGGCTCTGGTTCGGCCAGTAGCGCCGGCAGACAATGCGTGATCGATGCCCAGTCGATCGCGCGTTGCGTGCTTACGTTAGCACGGCCCAGAAAGGAATAAGGCAATGACACAGACGCCAATCCAGCAGTACCCAAGCGTCACGCCTCCGCCGGCCGGCAAGAAGCGCCGTTGGCCGAAGTTTGTCGCGATCGGTGCTACCGCTCTCGTCGCAGGCGCGATCGGAGCGTCGATCGGTACCGCAAGCAACAAAACGCCGACGGTCAGCCCAAAGGCGACAGTTAGTGCTCCGGCCAAGGTAGCGCCCGCCAAGCCTGCGGCGTTCAAGCCAGTTACCTTGCTGGAGGACACCGGCACCGGGACCGAAGTCACTCCATCATTCGTCAGCCAGAGCGGCGACTACAAGGTGGTCTGGATCTTCTCGGACAACAGCGACCAGTACGGCAACGCTTCCAACTTCATCATGACTGAGGACGGTGGCAGCGACCTCAACGCTATGACGCTGCCTAACGACATCCAGTCCGCTGGAACCGGTAGCACCGAGATCACTGACGATCCCGGCACGCACACGTTCGACGTGCAGGCTCTGGGCACCTGGCAGGTAGTGGTAGTGTCAGCACCGTAGCGCCGGTAGGCCTTAGGCGATCAGCACTGATCGCCTTTGGCGTGCTTACGCACGAAGGAATCTAAAAGATCTGGGAGGTGACTCTTGGCTTTCCCACTCGCCCTGATATATAATTAATTAATGGAGGAGAGCAGCTATGGACGTTGAAACCCAGGCCGGAGATTGGTCCCCCCACCGCTCCGGCCTGGTTTTGAGCGCCCAAGCTCAAGCAAAGAAACGGAGCACACAATGACTGCAACAGACAGGCCCAGCACCCATCTCGGCAACGGAATGGGTAGGACCATGCGAGCGGCGGCATGGTCGTTCGACTTCGCCTTGCCCCTGATGGCGATCAAGCTGTACCAGCTCATTCCGAGCAGCACCCGCGGGCGGCTGTTCGGCGGACCGAGCGCGTCGGTCGACGCCGCGCGGCAGATCAAGCTGCAGGGCGGAGGGGCTTGGCAGCTCATCCGCAGCATCGCGATCAGCAACCACCCCGACCGGCCGAGCATGCCATGAGCCACGACTATCATGAGGGGTTGCCGAACTTCAGCCCTCATCAGCTATTCCATGATGGCTGCGATGAATGTGAGCAGCGCGCTAGCCATCAGTACGCCTTCGCCAAGGTCGACTTGAAGGCTGCTTGGCTACGAGCGTACCGTTGGGAGAAGCGCCAGCTGAGCGAAGCTGAGCAGCCAATCAGTATAGCGGAGGCTCCGCACCTGCGCATGATTTGGACCATTCAGGTCCTGCTCGAGCGCGACGGCGTGCCGCTCGGAGTGTATCCAGGCGACCTCGCGACGATCATTCGGCGTGAGCTTTCGCCAGGTGCGCTGATGCAAGCCGCAGCTGCGCCTCTCGACGCACTACTAGCAGACGCCATCAAGCTCCTAGCAGACCCCACCGAGCCCTAACGAGAAAGGGACTAGTCAATGGTTAGCGAGACCAGAGTAGCGAACAAGGCGTTCATCGGACACCGCAAGGCGTTCAACAACCTGCGGAGCGCGGACCAGCGCAGCATCGTCGCCGCCTATCGGTACGGGCAGATCGTCGATGCCCTTCACTCCAGTGGCTACTCGTACGAGGACTTGGGCGAGGACGTCGATCGCTCGAAGTACACCGTCGCCCTGTACGCAGCACTGTACAACAAGTACCCAGACGAGCATGCTCTGCTCCACACCGCCGAGGCCATGCGGACCTACAACGTAGCGACCCTGGCTGGCAGGAATCCAGCTCGTCCGATCGAGTACGTGTTCCACTGCTCGAGCTGCGGCAGCTTCGATATCGTGAAAGAGCGCAAGGAAGACGAGCCCGTCTACTCTTAGGGACGCAACCGCAACATCCCTGCGATGTCGATAATCAAAGCTTACCAAATAGCCAACTAGGAAGGAGCCACAGCTATGGATGCTATGAAAGCGGCCTTCGTTGGAGCCGTCAAGCGGCATGTACGCTGGATGGCAGATGACAGCCACACGCAGGACTGCATCATGAATGCATCGGGAGCCGATGAGGCGCTGGCCTTCGAGTATCAGGAGGGTGCTCCATTGACCTGCCGAATCCGCATCACCCAGGGCCCTCACAAAGGTCCGCGCTACTTCGAGGTGATCGTGAAGGAGGTCTTCTGATGGACAACCGCCGGCGCGCGATCAACTACGTTCGACAGAATTATCCGATTGTGAAGCGGAAAGAGCCGGCAGCCACGATTGTTGATCGTGCGATGGACCCTGAACAGCCTGGCAGCCTCGCACAGCTACTGACCGGCCCTCAGCGCAAGCGCATCCAGAGGCATCGCGGCGGCGAGGGCGTTCACAGACAGCGGCAACGTGCCGCTAGCAAGTCCCGCGTCAGTCGGCGACTTGCTCACTACGCGGCCCTCTTTGGGCCGAAGGAGGTACAAGGTGTACAAGGGAGCGAGCAACTCACAGGGCCCGGCGCTGTCGAAGGTCGGCTGGGAGCAGCAGCTACTGAGGCAGTCTCAGACGGACACCTGGAAGCTGCAGGGTCTGACCTAGCTCGGCCATGTGAAAAGTGTGGCGCGCTCGCAGGCGAGCGGTGCAAGACCGCTTCAGGAAAGCCTGCAGCCAAGTCGCACAGCAATCGTTAGCAAAGCAGCCCAATTAACCTAGAGGGGACACCTACTTAGTGTGTCCCCTAAAAGGAGCGCTACGGCGCTCACTCACGATTGAAAGGGAACCATGTCCAAGTTCAAGAAGAGGGCTTTCAGTCTAGCGGCCGGAGCCCTGCTCGCTGGAGGCCTAGGCCTCGGTGCAGCTGCGGGAACGGCCCATGCCGCGACCGTAACAGCGTCGGCCACGACAACGCTGCATGCTAGGCCTGATTCGGGCTACGCCGGCAATAACTGGGCGAACGATTCGATGACGCGAGTTTCAACGGTGACGCTCGTCGGCGCGGATGCTACGCTGGCTGACTGTGGCGCGGACGCTACGTCCTGCTACAGCTACACCGGCACGATCGCCGACACAGGAACGGCCTATGCGATCACTGGCGAGACGTCGCCTGGAGCTCAGGGAGTGCCGATTCAGGGCACCCCCACCGCGGCGATCACCGGCAACGCGACCGTGACGTTCGATGCCTCGTCTGACGCTCCCAACGGAGCCCTCGTAGTCACCTCCCTAACCGGGGCGGGCAGTACTGAGCAGTCGACCGGCAATTGGGTTGAGCAGTTCTTCCCAGTTGGCACAACATTCGGCAGCGGCCCGCAGTTGCTGCCTACCTGGGCGTGGTCCTACGCAGACACCAAGGATTGCCAGAACTGGGTCGACGCTAAGAACGTCAGCCCGGCCGATAGCGGCGACATCACCGGTGTGGACAGCTGTGTTACGACGGTAGCTCCGCTCGGCAACCAGACAGTGACCATCGGGACGCCTGCATCGGTTCAGGTGTTCGGTGCCACGACCAGCAGCGACACGGCGCTGACCTACACGGCCAGCGGGTTGCCGGCAGGTCTGAGTATCGATGCAACCACCGGCCTGATCAGCGGTACGCCTACGGCTAGCGCAGTCGGCGGCACTGTGAATGTTACGGTAGCTGACTTCGGCGGCCTCAAGGCAAGTACAGCCTTCGGTGTCACGGTTAACCAGCCGGCGCCTCCCCCGCCGCCGCCGCCCGCTAAGAACGTCCTGTCTGATGGACATGTCGTCTCTGGGACGCTCCTACCGACTAGGGCCACGGTCGCCTGGGACCAAAGCATTCCGACGGCTGACACTCTGACCATCAACGGTCCGGGTGCGATCAATGGGCACGTCGGGCACGTTCCGGCCGGTACTACTCAAGGTGCCTACTCCGGCCTAGAGAGCGGTCACACCTACACGGTCACGATCGTGACGTCGGATGGGACCACAGGCCGCGTCACCTTTGTGACTACCAAGTAAGGAGAACCTCCCCTGAACGTCCTATCCAGGACGGGCAGCCCTGGCCTCACCTCAACGTGAAAGCGGGTTGTGCCCCCGCTCGGGCAGGTAACGGACTGGATAGGGCCTTGAGGGCACGGAACCCTCTAAGAAAGGAATGAACATGTTGGGTCCACTGATTACCGCGCTTGAGAACCGTGCGAAGGCTCTTGAGGCGGAGGCTGTGAAGCTCGCTCAGGAAGGTGAGGCCGAAGCGGCCGCGCTCAAGACCGCGCTGGCCAACGAACTCAGGAACATCGTCGCCGAGATCGAGAGCGTCCTCGCGGACCTCTAGCTCTGGAAGGGAGGAACATGAACACCGGCATATATGTAGGCGTAATCTCTAACCCGGAAGACGCCCGTCGGCCGCTGGATGTATATCTTACGGCCGGCGGCCGCACGATCATCTGGGATTCGGGTATGCGCTTCGGTTGGACCCGCTAGCCCCTACCCTGAACGTCCTGCTCAGGACCAGGACGCCCTACCTTGTTCCGTCTCTTCTCGGTAGGATCATCCTGAGCAGGGCCTTGATGGCAGGGCAAAATGAAAGGAACGTAGCATGAGTCTAGAACCAAGCCTACCAATGCGTCCGACAGTCATCTGTCTCTGCGCCTGTTCTCTAGATCATCCGAACCAGCCTAACATCTGCGAACCGAAGAGCCCAGCAGTCGTGGCGGAGATGCCCATCACGAACAAGTTCAGTCACCGCTATCCGGTATGTGAGCCTTGCGCTCACGCTCTCGGGCTTCCAATTCTAATAGTGAGCGAGGAGGAGCATGGCCTACTTCCCTAACAGCCTGCGCAAGATTCGGCTTGGCCGGCCGGCTACCTATCCATGGGACGAGTGGACGGATGGTAGGGAGCGCCTCCTCAGGGAGGGGCAGGAGTTCACATGTATGGCTGAGAGCTTCGTCCTATTGGCTCGCCGTACCGCTCGCGTCCGAGGCCTACACGTTGTCGCGTCGACAACAACGGTCCCAGCCAATGCCGGTCCTCTCATGATTCGGGTTGACAGCATGCCAACCTGGCTCCAGCCTGGCGGGACTTACGTTCTGCTCAAGTTCACACCCCAGGAGGAGGAATGACCCTCTCAGGAATGGAATCGAATACGGAAGTCGTTTTCCATATAGAGTGGCGAGTACTAAGCCTGCCCAACCGGCCGATAGCAGATTCCTTCCTCTGCTGGGCCAAAAGAGCACCGGCTGAAATAACTGTAGCCTTCCATGCGGCGGGCACTATCAGGCCTTGGACGTTTGCACGCGGTCTGCTGCTAGAGGGGCTTTGCGAAGGCGTAGCAGGCCAGGGCGACGTCCGCATCACCTCTGGGCTAGGCAATTTGGTCCTGTCGCTCAGTAGCCCATACGGCACTGCTAGGCTCCAAACAGGTACAGCCTTGGTCAAGCACTTCCTGGACTGCACCTACTCGATCGTTTCTCGTGAAGAGGAAACAATCGACATCGATGCAGTGCTAGTGCAGATCTTCGAGAAGGAGGGCATGTGATCTGGTTCGTTCTAGGCGGGGCCTGGCTAGTGATCTTCCTAGTTGCTCTGGCAGTCGGATGAGCAACCTATTCAAGCGCCAGGCTGTCTTCGGTGCTGCTGACGGAGTCACTTCCGTTCTCGGCCTGCTAGTAACGCTAACTGGTCATCCCTCTGTCCTGTTCAAGGCCGCTCTTGGTGTTGGGCTAGCTGAGCTCGTCGGTATGACCGCAGGAGCTTGGCTCAGCGATGAAGATGACGAAGGGTTCCTGCCTGCATTGACCAATGGCGCTGCCTCATGTGCTGCAATCCTATTGCCTGCAGCCCCTTACCTCTTCCTACGTGGGACGTCCGCGATTGTTGCTGCGATCTTGCTCATCGGGTTCATCGCGGGCGTGATCTCTTGGCTTCGGCCAGAGAAAGGGTTCCTCGCGCTGGCCGAGACCTATGGAGTCCTACTCATAGCCGCTGCGATCTGCACTGCAGCCACGTTTATCTAGGAGGGATGGATGTCCATCGAAATCGATCCTCATCGCGGCCGAGGAACGTGCAGCTACTACGACCGTGCCCGAGGACTGTGTGCACAGTATCGAGCGATGCGTTATGATCCAATTAAGGCCTGCTTTAATTGTCCACAATGGACCGATATGGACGCGCTATATGAGGACCTCACGGGGCACATAATCGAGCCGACCTACGCATGGTGGCACGACGAGTACGTCCATTCCGATAATCGTTATGCAGCCTCATATGCGCTAGACCGTATGAAGGGCTACGCTACAGCCCACACGGGAGAGGAACTGGTGACGCCTACTCCAGTAGCAGCTCCGGAGAAGCCGCATCGGCTACCATACTGGTGGGTTGCAGTTGTCCTCATGCTCGGAGCGGCCGCTATTGTATACGCGGCAGCCATCCACCTCCTAATTGTCACGTGGCCTTAGTCCAAGGAAAATTCCTGAAAAGATCTTCCCAGGCACGCTGGACCCTCGCTTGCGTATCGGGATATAATTAAGACATACAGCAAAGAGGGTAGGGATTGAGCCCAGGACGCCCTTCGAATAGACCCCAGATGAAAGGTAAACGCGATGACGCGCAAGAACCAGTCAGCAGAAGAGAACACGGAGGCAGCGGTGGAAGAGAAGACCACAGAAGCGGCGACCGAAGAGGCTGCGACGGAGGAAGAGAAGAAGGCGCCGAAGAAGCGCAAGCACGCTCTGCCTGAGGGCTGGATCACCCCTGTCGCGTTCCGGCACGCCCTGGTCGAGCGCGAGCTCGCCGGCGACAACCTCAGCTCCGCCCAGATCTACATCCTGTCCCGCAAGGCCGCCTCGAACGGCATGCCAGTCAAGCACTTCAACGCGGCCGGTGAGCAGTTCGACGACCTCCAGGTTCACCCTATCACTGGCGAGACGCTCACGCGGCCCGGCCTCAAGCTCGATGAGGGGCTCGACTGGTGGCAGAACCGGCCGAAGCGTCAGCCTGGCCAGAAGAAGGAGAAGGCCGAGAAGGCAGAAGGCACTGCAGAGGCCGAGGCCGAGAACCTCGAGGACGCCGCCGCAGGAGAGAGCCTCGAGGACGAACTCGAGCAGTTTGTAGAGGCCGAGTAGGTCCTCCGATGGTACGTCCGGTGAGGCAAGCTCACCTCCGAGCGTCCTTGAGCAAGACGCGAAGCTGGTCGGCTCCGTTGGGTACGACGGAGCCGGCCGGGCCGGCATCAGTTTGTTCAGGGGCGGGTGAGGATCGGACTAGCTCCGGTCTGGCGCCGAATAGGCATATAGGGCGGGTTCGAGGCCCGCGCCGCCCACGAAGCTGTATGTGGGTGCAGCCACAGACAGCCTGCGCTAGCCCGGTAGCGTGTATCCGCCTAAGCGGACAAGGGGCTCAGCCTCCCGGGACCTCAAACTCGGGCGCCCAGCAGCGTAAGGCGGAGCAGCTGGGCGCTCGTTCAAACCTGGGGCACCCGTTGTGGGCGGTTGATCGCGCCGCTACTACGGTTGCAGGTCCTGTCCCACTGCTGGGCGCAGCGGGTGTCCCAGGCCGAATTGGGCCATTACTAATGGAGGGTTGACCATGGCTGACATTGTCGATGCGAGGCTTTACGAGCAGTGCACGAAAGTCTATGACGCGATGATGAAGAACAGTCAGCCAACCGGAGACCTCTCTAGCCGAGCCTACAGAGGGTACACGACATACCTTCTCGAGCAGGCCGGCTACAGCTTGTCAAACTACACGCCTATCATGCGCAGGTTGCGGGCGATGGGCTGCATTACACAGCGGGTGCGCGGGGGCCGCGGTACGCCAAGCGAATGGCTACTGCACAAGCCTCCGACCCGAGCTGCGTTCGCTCGGGGCGGACAGCGTTGGGTAGCCCAGAACGAGCGCATCAACGATCTAGAGGAGCGGGTCTCCGCTCTGGAAGCCCAGATGGAAGAGCAGGCGAGTTAATGGACCTATCACCCAAGCCGATCTATCGCGTGCGGTTCGAGACAGTCTCAATCAGCGAGCTCCACAAGTACTGCAACGCAGACCCGCGGTTCTACAAGAACGTCACGCAGCTTGTGCCTAACTCGCAGATACCTGACGAGGACTGGCATGAGGTCCTAGGGCACGAGACAGACAACCCTTGGGACCAGTTCAACAATCTCATGACGTGGGTACTAGCAGACCGCGAGTTCGTACGTAAGGTAACGGTCGAGCTCCAGCCTGATCCAACCTGGCGTCCTCTCAGCGCAGAAGAGCTGGAAGAAGCAGCTAAACTAGCTGGAAAACCCGCGCTAAATCCCCCTATCCTCCAAGATCCTCAACTCTAGCTGGATAACAGCGAGAAGCGTAAAGATCAGGATCACGCGGTGATCGAACCAATGATAACCAACTACAAAAGAGAGCTGCCATGCACGACCCGGAAGTAGTCGCGTTCGAGATCCCATGGCTATGGCCGCAGCGCTCTTCGTTCCCGAAAGGTGATAACGTTCGGTGGCGCATCCGCCTCCATCATGACCACTTCGAGGACGAGACCCATTCCGGCATGTGCGACGGATGCGATCAGCCCATGACTAGTAAGCGCAACCCGTTCCCCTGGTGGAGGCCGAGGAGCTACAGCAAGTTCTGGTGCATAGCGGGCCATGACTTTTACTGGCGGTCATTCATTACGGTCTGGCATGTGGAGCCGGGAGGACATGATGCCCTCTCGATCTGCCGGAGCCGCTACCAGGACAAGACAGGTAAGTGGCACCTCACGACCTCCTGGAAGTGGCACTTCTGGCACTATCACGTCCAGATCCCGCCTCTGCAGCACCTGCGCCGCTACCTGTTCACGCGCTGCGAGGTCTGCGGAGGCAAGTCGCGCAAGGGGCATATGGTCAACCGTTCGCACTCTTGGTACAACAAGAAGTCGCCTTGGTGGAAGGGTGAGACTGGGCTGAGCCATATGGACTGCGATAGAGCAGGCCTCTGATGGATAGGTTCGATCCGAATATCGACCTATCGGTAGTCTGCAGCATGCCAACCGAGCCGTTCAATCTATACTACGCCTTCAATGTCTGGCCTGCGGCCTGTGCGCACTGTGGGATGGCGCCGACGGTTATGCGCCATGTCTGTGAGATGGCTGTAGTCGACTGGGTATGGGCTATTGACTATAGCAGGCGCTATACCATCGGTACGCTAGCCGGTATAGAGGTGCTGGTAGACCAGCTACGTGCGATACAGAAGATGTGATACAGTGATTGTGCGTAAGCGTCGAAACATCGAAGAAGGTTGTCTAGAAGCGGTGGCTACCTACCAAGAGATCTACATAGACAACCCGCTACCAGACACTATAGTCGGGTACACCCTAGTCTTGGTATACGTTCTGCTGCACGGGCATCGAGTAGCCTACCCCTACTCCGCAGAGCTCTGTGAGCGGGCCGAGATTACGTTTGCGCGGCACCTAACCCCTAAGGAGGCGGCCTAGTGCCTCTATATCAGTTCCAGCAAGAGCTGGTCGATAAGCTCGGTAATCCAAACCTCCCAGGTCGTCTTATTGCGGACGAAATGGGCTGCGGTAAAACGTATGAAGGCATTGCTATTGAGAAGCGGCTCCGGGACGCTCATACCGGAGCTAAGCTCCGTACACTGATCGTTGCTCCTTGGTCCGTGCACATAATGTGGCAGAGGAAGCTCATTGAGTTGCTCGGTGTAGCGCCTCGCGACATTGTCGTCATCGATCGTAAGCACCGAGCGGCATTTCTCCGCTCGGCGCGCATTGGTCAAGCTAAGTATTACATTATCCATTACGAGGCCTTGCGTATCAAGGATATGGAGCCATTGCAGCGCATTCAATGGTTCCATATTATCGCGGACGAGATCCATCGCGTCAAGTCACCTCATGCTCTGCAGACTAAGGCGTTCAAGCGCCTTAGGACGCAGTTCAAGACAGGCATGTCCGGCTCGATGGCTGATGACAAGCCGCAAGATTTCTGGAGCCCATTGCACTGGGTCCGACCTGATTTGTTCCCAAACGTGTCCACGAAGGACCCTACCAAGAAGTTCGTCCAGACCTACTGCGTAACTGAAGAGATTCAAGGCCGCGTACTAAAGGATGCTGACGGCGAGCCTAGGATCGATCCCGAGACAGGCGAAGAGCTGCATCAGATCCACCACAAGGTCGTCGGCATGAAGCAGGAACGACTAGCAGAGTTCCATCAGCTGATCGCGCCGTTCTATATGCGTCGGTTGAAGGAAGATGTTCTGGACCTTCCTCCCAAGTACTTCACGCCCATCAACGTTAAATTGCACCCTAGTCAGAAGAAGGTCTATGGCCAGCTCAAACGAGAGTTCATGGCTTGGATTGGTGAGCATGAGGATGAGCAACTCTCAGTACCGACAGTCCTAGGCCGACTAGTACGTCTGCAACAAGCCGCGTTGGCATCCTTGATGTTCTACGACACAGGCAAGGTCGACCCTCGCACTAAAGAGCCAATCCTGAAAGTGAAGCTCCGCGAGCCGTCAGCCAAACTGGACGCCTTTATGGATTGGGCAGCAGACATCAAAGGACCCGTGGTAGTGTTCAGCCAAAGCCGCGGCATGATCGATCTAGCTGCGGCGCGGCTCGATGCGGCTGGAGCGCGCATCGGTGTCTACACAGGTTCGACGCCTGACAAGATGCGGCAGCCGATTATCGACAACTTTCAGGCAGGCAAACTTGACTTCTTCCTGGGGACTATCAAGGCTGGCGGAGAAGGCATCACGCTGACAACCTCTAGCACCATGGCCTTCTTCGATAGGGCATGGGGGCCATTCAGGAACAAGCAAGCTGAAGACCGCGAGCATCGTGAGGGTCAGAAGAACGCTGTCCAGATCGTGGACTTCTTCGCTCCGGGCACGGTTGATGCAAAGGTACGCAATACAAACATCGTCAAATGGTCGCACCTGAAGGCGATCTTGGGTGACAACAGAGAGGAAGCGTAGTGGAGCATCTCAGGGACCGAATTCTAGCTATGGTCGACAAAGAGTTGCCGAAGTACTCGCTGGGCCTAGAAGTACTAGGTGCGGATGTCGTCTGGGGGAACTGGCAGGTCGCCACACCTCAAGGCCAGGCTAACATCGCGTCGTTCGCAATCGTCACGGCAGTGCGAGCGGCAGGCTCGGGAGGCGAGGTTCTGCTCGGGAACATACCTCCGATCACTAATTCGCACGTCCTAAGCGGTCCTTGGCCTAGCGAGGCTGAGGTCCGAGCAGGCCTCACAGCCACCTGCGATGCCCTCCGCGCATTCATAACGCAACAGCGTGCGCCGCAGAACGGTCAGGGTATCCCGCGTGGCCCGATTGCGGACATCATGCGGCGGGGCATCAGGGACAACCCGCAAGCATAAAAATCTCATCGCGAGGGCCTCTGGAGTTCCCTTAAGGCCTCGTGATATAATTAAAATAACAACAAGCCTCAAGCGAAGGCCAGGTAATGGGGCGGCACTACACAACTAAGCATCCGGACAGGGCCATGTCGAAGTACCCGCTTCGGCTTCAGAAGCGCGGCCTAGCGAAAGCACCCACGATGTCGTCGCTTGAGAGCTTGCGAAAGCGTCAAGCAAGTCGCGCCGCGCCTCAAGACCTACCGTCAGCGCGATACGCCGGCTGGGACATCGACGAGGAGGAAGCCCAGCATGAAGCCCGTCGAGTGCAAAAAGTGTCAAGAGAAGATCACGCAACTACCAACCGGAACGTGGATCGACGGCCTCGGAGTCGTGTTCTGCCTAAGACAGCCTAACGGAACTCCATTGGAAGAGTTCGGGCTGCATGAACCGATCATCGACCCCGAATGGGCTGATCGCATCCGCTCCCTCGCCAAGTACAGCCCATCGCACTGGACCCCGGGCGAGATCGCCAAGCTAATGCAACTGGCCGAAACCCAGGTCAAGAATATCCTCGAGGACACATGACTGAGACGCTCCTGGTCAATGAAATCTTTGGGCCCACTATTCAGGGCGAAGGACCCGCAACCGGACGCAAGTGCGCCTTCGTTCGACTAGCGATCTGCCCGCTTCGTTGTCGCTGGTGCGATACCGCCTACACTTGGGCGTTCACGCCCTCGCTCGCGCTGAGGCACCAGAGTCATATCACGTATGACGGGGCAGAAGAAGTGCACAAGATGTCGATTGAGGACATCGTTAAGCACACGCTACACGCGCTAAAAGGCTCGCAGTTGGTCATCCTATCAGGTGGTGAGCCACTAGCTCAGGTCCCGCCAAGTATGCAGCGTCCTGATGCGGTCACCACCGATAATGCCGACCCTGTGGCGATGCTAATCAAGGAACTCTACATACATGGAGTCCTGACACATATCGAGACCGCGGGAGTTCGGCTACCCAGTCCTTATCTACACCAATACGTTAACCGCTACGTCGTGTCCCCGAAGCTAGTCACTAGTGGCAATAGCCTAGAGGCGCGCCGAAAGCTTGACGTCCTGGAGTTCTTCGCTCAGACCGCCAAGGCTGACTTCAAGTTCGTTATTACCACGCCTGCAGACTTCAGTGAAGTCGCCCTGATCGAGAACCTATGTCGCATCCCTCAGGAACGCATCTGGGTGATGCCGGAAGGGACTACGGCAGAAGCGATTCAGCGCAAACTGCCGATGGTAGCTGAAGGCGCGCTCAAGCATGGCTATAACGTCTCGACCCGACTTCATGTTCACATCTGGGGCGACGAGAGGAAGCGCTAATGGAAAAGCCTCTAGCGGTAGCGGTCCTGATCATTGTCGTTGCCATCATAGCGCTCGGCCTCGCGACCTGGCTTCTCACCGCATTCCAACCTTAGGAGCGGCTCATGATTATCAGCCTGCAGATCCCAGATGAAGACTCAGACCTCATGATCGCGCTCAAGGATGTATTGCCTTTTGTGGCTCGATGTATTCGAGCAGAGGCGCTCCTAAGCCAAATGACGCGCAGTGAGATGCTCCGTCTAACTAGTAGTCAGGCAAGCCTACAAGGAGTCCAAGAGCTCCAACGTGCTGTCGGCGAGCTACTGAACCCGAAACGCGAGATCAGGATCGACCCAGATGTCCTATAGTTCCAAAGAACTGCAAAATCAGGCAGGTATCACTGGCCGTCAGATGGATCATTGGTACCGGCATGGCTGGCTGGTCTCCTTCGAACGCCATTCAGATGACGGCTCTGGGACGCCGATTGAATGGCCCGAAAGGACCCTGCGCAAGGCTATCCTAATGGGCATCCTGATCGGCTCCGGCTTCACTCCGATACGCGCTCACGATCTGGCTGAGCGCTACCTGAATCGTCCGACGTTGACCGATCCATTTACAGCCCTCGCAGGTGTCGGAGTGCAAGTCACGATATCGCTTCGGGAGAGCCTCATATGATCTGCGAGCCTTGCCGCCGCGCTGGCGACATTCTTTCCTCAGTAGAAGATCCCGACCCTTTCGATGAGAGCAACATGATCGCGCTACATCGGCGATGCAAGGGCGGAACCTTTTGCGACTGCCAACATAGCATTAACCCCAACATGCTCAACCAAGAACGGATCAAGAAAAATGACGGCTAAAGCGCCCCCAGTCGGCATCAACCTCACTGACGTACCATTCCCAGCAGCCATAGGCGTCTGGGGCGTCTGTCCTGGCGACGGCATGATCGCAGCAGTCATCCGTCACGCCACCGAGAGCTGGGCAGGCCATGCCGTGATGTACGTAGGCGGCGGGCAGATCGTGGAGGCTACCTGGCCGAAGGTCGAGATATCGATGGCCCCGACGCAGAACATCATCTGGGCTACCGGTCAGCCGCTCAATGCAGGCGAGCAGCTACTCGCCTCCAACAAGGCACGCTCGCTCGTAGGTACTCAGTACGACATCTGGGTCTATCCATTCCTCGCCGCTGCGGTCTTCGACGCTGCGCTCACCAAGGACGTCTCGCACTTGTTCAACAACGACCGCTGGTGGGACTGCTCCGGTCTTATCGAAGAGTGCGACGTGGTGGCCAACGCTCCGATGTTCCCAGGCAGCTCAGGAAGCGCGCACTTCGTTACGCCAGCCATGCTCATGACTCTTGGCGCTCAAGAGGGCTGGTTCACAGGACAGTAAAGCGGCACTACTAGAAAGGCAAGCCCATGGCAATGTATCGCAGGAAGGCCCCCACCGTACAAGCCCATCAGTCACTGCTGAGCAACTGGCTCGTCTGGGAGGGCGGTGTAGAGACCGTTTACGACGACCATACCTTCAAGGCGCTGTTCGAGCCAGTCGAGCTAGGAATGAACGTAGTCAAGAAGCCTGACTGCGACGTCTTCGGCTTCGACTACAGCTGGTGTCACGAAGAGGTAGACCGTGCTCTCATCAACGAGCTGCTCGGTCTCGAGGCGATCTCGATCGACAACGCTATCGATGGACAGTCCTGGATGTTCAAGCCGTACCCTCTGAGCATCTACGGCAAGCTCCTAGACGCCGTCGTCAAGGACATGCGCTCCCGCGAGGAAGGGCTCGCGACCTTCACGGCAGACGCACCTACGCTCCTCGAGGTTGGCTGCGGCATCGGAACCAAGCTGGTAGCCGCGAACGAGATCTTCGGCTTCCGAACATGTGGCTTCGACTACAACGAGGAGTACGTAATAGCCGCCAACGAGCTGCTGCGTGCGCATCAGTGCGAGACGCGGGCGCTCGTCTACGACGCTAGAGATGCCGACTGTGTCGATCTCTACGAGACCAGCGATGTTATCTACATCAACCGGCCCTTCGTCCATCTCGATCTAGAGACCAAACTGGAGCATATAATTCTGCACTCCATGCACTCAGGTGCGTACATCGTTATCGCTAACGGCGCAACCGACGCTGCCCAGCTAGAACTGGGCTCCTGGTGCAAGGTCGCAGAGGACCAGCAAGCTGTAGTCCTGCGGAAGCCCTAGGAGGGGCTGTGGTGATGCGCTAATGCCGTCCCGTGAGCCTCGACTGAGCGGCATGGAGAAGGCTTATCAGGTCTGGGCTCGGAAGAACAACATCATGGACCAGGACCAGCAGAAGGCGAGCCGCATGATCTTTGAGGCGGCCTGGAACGCTCGCGGGAATGTTTGGGCGCATACAGTCGCCGTGATATTCTTCCTCGCGTTCCTTGCATACTTCGCGACTATCCATTAGGAGTTCATAGGAAAGGAATTACATGAACAAGCTACTCAGTATCGGAGCCGCACTGGCCCTACTCACTGGAGCTGGCCTAGGCGTGAATGCTGCCGCATCAGCAAGTCCGGCCTGGACTGCCAGCTGTGCAGCGGGTGCATCGACTAGCGCCTCAGGCTGCGGGTCGTGGGATGCGGCACCATCCTCAGGGCAGGCTCCAGGGTTCCTCGCCGGTCAGCAGTCTCAACCCAACCTGATCGACGTCAATCAGGACGGCTGGTCAGGTAGTCAGGGAGCGCAGTCCATCTCTGCGTCTACCTATCAGAACTGGAGCGTTACTGCAACAGACACGCCCCCACAGGCGAACTCAGCCCAGATCCTCACCTACCCAGACACGAGCTTCAACTACTACCAGCTCAACGCGGCTCCGAACTATACGGACCCGCCTAGCGGATACGACCTGAACAATATCAGTTCTCTGACCAGCTCGTACAGCGAGACCATGCCGGCGACCTCAGACAAGTACACGGCCGAGGCCGCCTACGACATCTGGTTGAACAACTGGGACACCGAGGTCATGGTGTGGACCGACGTTCACTATCAAGGCGTCGACTGTGGCGGCCCAGGCTGGACGCCGGAGTGCAGCGGTGACACCCTGCTCGGCAACTATACCTACGACGGCCAGCAGTGGTCTCTATACGACAACGGCGGCGGCATCAACGGTTACTACATGTGGATTCCGGACAACGGGACAGCCCTAGATGCGGTCAGCCAGCCGAGCGGAACCGTCGACCTGAAGGACATGCTAGCTCAGACCGCCACCTCCGGCAAGTTCACGGCCGACTCTCCACTGACCTCAATCGACTACGGTTGGGAAATCGCTGACACGGGAGGCAAGCCACTTACCTTCACAATGAACAGCCTCAGCGTGAGTATCAACGGCAGTACTACCCCACCGCCGGCACCCACGACCACGCCGACTACGCCTGCACCTACTACGCCGCCGCCAAGTACTCCTCCCCCCACGCCTAGTTCGGCAACGATCTACGCCTGTGCCGCCAAGAGCGGTGCGATCAGCAAGCTCAACGATACAACGGCGCCTACATGCGCTAGCGGCTCCACACCCATCTCATGGTCCGCCCAGGAAGGCTAGACTATCCAATGAAGAGGCTCGCACTAGTAACCATCCAGTCCTACTGGCGCCTCGTACCAATGCCCGTGCGCGACGTCCTGAGCGCAGGACAGGGCACCTCCGTTCCCACCTACCTGGCCATCGAGTCCGGGGAGGGAGGCCTAGGGCTCTTCCTGAAGGCCTCACTCCCGCTCAGGAAGCTAGGCAAGGCCTTCGGCGTTTACGACGGCCCGCACAACTGGTAGCCCAAGTTCCTAGCCGGTTCTCTTTGGCGCCTCCGGCCGGCTAGGTGCGTGAGGAGGTGCTAGGGCCTCTCGGTGCAAGGTCGGCCGAGAGGCCCGTCTAATCCAAGTAAATTTCAAGAGAAATCCAAGGTCAAAACGCTTGCGTTCCTGAGCGCCTCCGCTATATAATTAAGTATACAAAAGCAAGAACAAAGGCGACACAAAACGTTGAATGAAGAGCCAGAACCTGCGCCGTGCAGTTGCGCTATAGACTGCTTCCCAGCAACAACTTCCATAATTGGCTGCGCCGAGCATGGAATGCCGCAGAACCTTCAGGACACCGAGTTCCCAGGCTCGACACCTAAGGTAGCGGCTCTGTTCATAGATCGAGCCCTAGGGCATAACCTAGTAGCTGTCGCACCCTTGTACTCTCACGAGCAAGTCGCTCACGCAATACGACGAGGCGAGGAACTAGGCCTGCAATATCAGCAGACGACCACGATCTACTCACTGGCGGACTTGGAACGAGCGGAAGGCAGCCTCCCTCAGCAGCCTGACTTCAGCCACGAGCCCGGCTGTATTTATTCCCACACTCGCCATCCCGGCAAGTGCTACATTCCTAGCGAGACTTACCTGCCCAGCCCTGGCGACACCCATGACGGAGACCCTGCGTTATGAGAACAATCTGGACACGTACACTACCCCTAGCTGTCATTCGGCTCTACTGGCGGATCGTTCCGATCACGGTGCGCGACATCATGAGCGCAGGTCATGGCAACTCACGCGAGGCATATCTGGTCATCGAGAATGATGGCGGCTGGAAGGCGTTCTGGTTCTACGCGATACCCCGCGTGCGTGAGTACAGGCGGATCAGCTGGGATGGCACTACGGCATGGATTGTCGGATACGACGGCGTGGCTGACCACCTCACTTGGCTGGGGGACCTGAACTCAGACACGCATGGCGGCCCATTCGATTGGGAGCATTACAAGTAATGAGCCTCGTCCACGAGATCCATTCATCCCAGCTACGCGGTTACCGGCGCTGCCGACAGCTCTACCAATGGCGTTACGTTGAAAACTGGGAACCGATTAAGAAGCCAGCCCCTCTCGAGGATGGGACGGTCTGGCATAAGGCTTGCGAGGCTGTATACGACCCCGTCGGTTGGGAGCAGCCGCTAGCAGAGCTACATGGTCGAGCTAACAATGCCCTAATCTTTGAGGCGGCTAAGCAGAAGAACGAGTACCTCGAGCGCGCAGGTAAGTACCAGCTCGATGAGCAAGAAGCCCTAGAGTATGCCGAGCGTGTTAACCTACTACGCAGCATGCTCGCAAAGCTCTGCCGCTCGCTAGACCGAGAGAAGTACCGACCTGTATTCGTTGAGCGTGAATTCTCCTGCCCCATCCTAGGCGAGCTAGGGAGTCAGCTGTACTGCCGCTGCTTGCGATGCCAAGAGCAAATGCTCCAGTCAGGCCGCGAAGCTCCGAGGTCTACAGTGCAATGTGCTTCAGGGCTGCCGGTAACGTTCAACTGCCGTATCGACGCCGTCTTCGAGGACAAAGAAGGTTTTGTCTACGCCGTCGACCATAAGTCAACAGCGGTTCTGCTTAAAGCGGATTCAGTCATTCCGGAGCTAGAGGACCAGCTACCGTCCTACCTATGGTGCCTGCAACAGAATGACTATCCGGTAACCGGCCTGATCCTCAACCAATTTCGCAAGGCGTACCCAAAGCCTCCTAGACGCTTGGAGCGCCTGACGCAGGGTCGGCTTTACAGTACAAACCGAATGCAGCTAACCGATCATGATACCGCCCGTCAGGTCTTCCGGCACTACGACCCCCGAGCCTTCCAACATGGCCTGTACAACGACTATCTACGCTGGCTACAAGAGTTCGGGCCACAGTTCTCGCGGCAGTTTGTACATTTCAAGACAGCAGCACAGCTAGACATCGTTGCTAAGAACGTCCGGCTTCAGACCTTGGAGCTGATCGACGAAGGTCCAATGATCTACCCGAATCCGAGCCAGATGAACTGTAGCGGCTGTTCGTTCCAGTTGCCTTGCTTTGCAGAGCAATCCGGTCTGGATTACCAATCGGAGCTTGAAGCGAGCTTCGTTAAGTCTAAGCCCTACTATATCCAGAGGCGTGCGCATGAAGTGTAACGGAGCGGTTACGGACAATGATGCTCGCGATTGCAGCTCTCCAGAACCGAAGTACGTTTGGACAGGGTCTCATGGAGGCGAGTACTACCTGTGCGACTATCATGTCGCTAAGTGGTGCAGCGAAGTCCAGGGCATTTCAGTGCTAGAACCGATACGGATTAGGACGCTGCAGCCATGATCATCGATTGGATTTCCGTTGCGCCTTGGGTACCTTCTGGCTACGGAAGTCAAACAGCTTTGCAAGTGCCGCTCCTTGCCCAAGACCATCAAGTTTTCATCGCCGCTAGCTACGGCTTGAGGGGTTCGCCTCAAACATGGCAGGCGCCTGATGGAACTGACATTCGTGTTTGGCCTGCAGTTAGCGATGAAGACCTAATTTCTCAATACCGCTTCAATGAAGCAGACTTGGCTATAGCGCTCTTCGATGCTTGGGCCGGCCCACTTGACTTCCTAGCGGCTTCTGGCGCGAGCGTCGCGATTTGGCTTCCAGTTGATTGCACCCCAATGAGCGTTCCAGATATGCATCGTATTCGAAAAAGCACGGGGATTACCCCGATCGCGATGTCACGCCATGGGCGCAGAATGCTCAAGGATGCTGGATTCGACCCGCTCTATGTACCTCATAGTATCGATACGCAGCTATTCAGGCCTGAGAAGGACAGGCAAGAACTTAAAAAAGCGCTCGGTCTAGATCCAGACGCCTTCGTGATTGGCATTAATGCTGCCAATGCGGATTCCCTGCGAAAAGGGTTCGCCGAGCAGCTCATGGCCTTCAAGACCTTCCATCAAAACCATCCGAATTCGATATTGTTGCTACATACCGGCGAGATACCTAGTGAGGGCCAACGAGGCGTCCATCTAGGCCACCTACTACGAAACCTGAAACTAGAAGGCGCGGCGCACTTTACCGATCAGTTCCGCTACGAGTCAGGCCTAATAAGCCCAACATTCTTGCAGAAGTGGTATAACACCCTGAACCTGCTGTCCGCCTGTAGCTATGGTGAAGGATTTGGAATCCCGATTATCGAGGCTCAAGCCTGCGGTACTCCTGTGGTTGTGACGGATGTTTCTGCGATGCCGGAACTACTTTTTAATGGCTGGAAAGTAGACGGACAGCCCCAATGGAACGCCTTTCATAACGCCTGGTGGAAGGTCCCGAACGTTCTGCGAATCTTGAACGCTTATGAGAGCGCTTATGAGAATCGCGGCGAGCCTAACGAGGCCGAACTATCACGAGCTGGTCGCGACAACATCGTCAAGAAGTACGACATGCACTTCGTGTATGAAAAGTTCTGGCGCCCGACACTGCATGCCTTGGAGAGCCGATATGGCAAACACTGATCCCGTAGAAGTGGAAGGCCTGCTCTGGAACGGCTGGCCTGGACGCATAGCCCTCGATGTCGGAGCTCGCATGGGCGAATCGATCGAGGACATAGTGCGCTGCGGCTTCACTAACATTACCTGCTTCGAACCTTCGCCTCAGGCCTTCCCTATCTTGGAACCATTTGCAGAGCGGCTGGGTGTGAAGCCTCGGCAGCTAGCTATCTCGGACCATGACGGCCAGGTCCTCCTTGCATCTGTCCCAGGCGCCATGTCTAAGGGCGAGCTCGTCAGCCCAATCGATGGCATGGAATGGTCTGTCGATGATTGGAGCAAAGCCGACTACGTTGTAGTTCCTTGCCTGACCTTGAATACCTGGTGCGGAGTTGAGGGCTTTCCGGACTTCGTCAAGGTCGACACCGAAGGTCATGAACTCAAGGTCCTGCAAGGGGCACAAGAACTGATCTGGCACGGCTGCGGCTGGCTCATCGAATTCCATACGCCGTTGAATCGTGAGCGCTGCTCAGGCCTCTTGCAAACAGCAGGCTACGAAGTCGAGACGATACGCCACCCTCACTATGCTCCCGAATCGCCGATGTGGCACCAGCACGGCTGGATCCGGGCGGAAAAATAGGAGAACAATGACAGACACAGATCAAGTCCTAACCGGAGAACTAGTCCCAGCGATCACTTCATTTGGCGGCGTCCCAGTATCGCCAATCCGCGACAAGCCTCAGTACATGAAGTCCTTGGTCTACGGCAAGCCCGGCGTTGGCAAGACAACGCTCGTCGCGCAAGCCGCCCGTATCCCAGGCATGGCGCCGGTACTGTTCATGACGCCAGACGCAGCTGAAGCTGACACACTACGGAAGGCAGCGCCCGAGGCCATCGTAGCATTCATCGATCGGTTTAGCGAGTTCGACAAGATCTACAAAGCCGCAGCCAAGCTCGCAGCCTCCGGCCAGGCTATCCCGTTCAAGACCTTCGTGATCGACACTGGCACTGAAGCACAGAAGCTCTCCATGAACGACATCATGACGCAGCTACTCATCACAGGCCGCCCTGGCGGTGGAGACGTCAACTTCGACGTCCCGAGTGTGCGCGAATGGGGCGAGTCGATCAGCCAGATGCGCACGCTGGTCCGACACTTCCGCGACCTGCCGGCTAACTTCCTCATGACCTGTCACGAGGCAGAGGCCAAGGATCCTCGAGGCGGTAACTGGGTCGTCCCTGACCTGCCGGGCAAGCTCAAGAACCAGTTGTGCGGCATGTTCAGTAACGTGTTCTACATGGCGGTCGAGAGGAAGACCCAAGCTGAGGGTCGCACAAAGATCGTCACCGACGAGCGTCGGCTCCTCCTGACCGGCCTCACTGAAGGCTTCCAGGCTAAGAGTCGCACAGGCCTCTTCGAGCGGGTCGTTAACGATCCCGACCTCGGAGAGCTGTACCAGTCGATCACAGCTATCGGCGACGGTACATCGGCCCAATAGGGCAAGGCAAACACAGAAAGAGAAACGAACATGGGCATCAAAGTCAACGTCAGCGAACAAGAAGACACATCCGGCGATCGGGGCTTCGACCCGATGCCGATCGGGAAGTATCACGTATCGGTCATCGCCGTGACCCTCGATGAGTCGCAGTCTGAAGCTCATCCCGGCGAGCCGATGCTCGGCTTCGAGTTCGTTGTACAGGACTCTCCCGGGTCGTGGCAGAAGTTCGCCAATCGGCATGACTGGGTCAACGCCTGCCTCTGGGACGGCGCGCTCTACACGATCATCGGCATCCTGAAGGCGCTGCCCTCCGACAGCGGCAATAAGAACGCCTACGAGGACCATGTCACCCGGAACCAGAAGGGAGAGGTCATCGACCTCGACATCCCGACGGAGCCGGAGTTCTACGAGGGCCGGGAGATGATCATCCGGCGCGGACTGAACAAGAAGCAGAAGGACAAGTTCCCGGACATGCCGGAGCGGTGGATCGAGGTCCGCGGCTTCGGAGCATACGACCCCGAGACCGCGCACAAGGGTGCTCCGCAGGCTGAAGAAGCACCGTTCTAGACCGGCTATGAAGATTGCGGGTCGAGTCGCTGGGAAATGCAGGTATACTCGGTTTAGCGGACAGGAAGCAATGCGACCCGAAAGGGTGTCCGTGAGAGAAGTCGACTGGACCGGCCTGCCACCCGCATCTTCAGAAAGGACCTAAGGGTGAAAAATCAGCAGCATAGTCAATCGGCGTTCTCTGACGACAGCCTAGGACTCAATCCTGACTTCGTGGTCTGTGGTGGACCGACAGCTAACGGTTGGGTTCGTCTCTTCGCTAGCAAAGACCTAACGCGAGCTGAGCTCGACGTCGTCGAAGACTACGAAGACATCGACATCAGCTGGTATAGGGTTGAGATGCTTCCTCGAAGGACTCACCGAACCATCACGCTATCGACAGTCCTGAAGCACCTCATTATCATCGAGGCGCCTGACTACAAAACTGCCTGGGAATCTCTATTCAAGGATTGGTCGCCCGAGCGTGCCGCCAAACCTGCGATCACCAAAGGGCAGCCCCAGCTGGAGGCATGATGTTTCGCATTTCCAAGACCTTCGAGTTCTCAGCGGCTCATCGCCTGAACGGTCTCGATCAAGGCCATCCCTGCGGTCGAATGCACGGTCACAACTACGTCATCGAGCTGTTCCTAGAAGCCCCTAGCCTAGACCCAGTAGGCTTCGTGCGCGACTACCGCGAGCTAGATCACTTCAAGGAGTGGCTAGACGCGACGTTCGACCATCACCTCGTCAACGAGACTGTTACGCAGCCAACTGCTGAACTGATGGCGATGGCGATCTACCACCGCGCCGTAGCAATGTATCATGAGGTCGTTGCAGTGTCGGTCAAAGAGACCGGCAAGACGACCGCAGTGTATGCGCCGCATTCACTCCCGCCGCTCGATACGGTGCTCAACGTGCTCGAAACCCTAGCTGAGGAGCCGCCTGGTAGCGCCGATCGCGTGCGCCTCCAAACGGCGCTGCATCTCTTGGGCTTCCAACCCGAAGGGCTAGGTGCTTGATGATCGAGCGTAACGACGAAGGCCGCCTCGAAATGGATGACGCGACCCCCGAAGAGCTCATGGCCGTGATTCTTAATCAAGTGATGCCAGACTTCGACTGGGAGAACGACGACGTCAGGGAAACGCCTCGGCGGTTCATTAAGATGCTCCGTGAGCTGACCGATGCGAGCGAGAACTGGAAGTTCACGACCTTCAAGTCCGACTCGAAGGAAATGGTCATCGTGAAGAACATCCGCTTCGTGAGCCTCTGCTCACACCACCTAGCGCCTTATACAGGCGTCTGCCACGTCGGCTACATTCCTGACGGCGAAATCGCAGGCTTGTCCAAGCTGGCTCGCCAGGTGCAAACAGCTGCGAAGATGCCGTCCGTACAGGAAGAGATGACGACCGCGATCGCGGACGCCCTCAACGACATTCTCGATCCGTCCGGCGTGATTGTCGTCATGCGGGCGCATCACTCATGCATGAGCCTCCGCGGAGCGCTCGCTCACGAAGCCGAAACGATCACGTCGGCTGTCCGCGGAGTGTTCTACAGCAACGAACGAGGAATCAAAGAAGAATTCCTGCGCTTGATCGGACTGCCATGACTTGGAGAGACATTGCGCAGCGCTACCCTGAATTCGCGCAATGGATAGTAGCCAAATATGGACCGCTACCTGACGGAGAAGTAACTCAAACAGACTACGAGCGCTTCGCGGACGCTGATCGAGAGAGGCTCTTGACGATCGAGAGGCTAAATAAATGAGCAGCATCGATATCGCGCTCATCGCTCCTGGAGCACTAACTGAGCGGTACGGCGAAGGCCGCCGATTCCAAATGGCGCTAGCCGGAAACCTGGCCGACGTCAGTCAAGTCGCCTACCACGAGTTCTACAACCAAGCATGGAAGCCATGGGGCGCTGAATGGCTACTCGACAACGGCGCCTGGGAAGGCAAGCTTCTAGGCGACGATGAGCTCATCCAGATTGCTAGGCGTTACCGCGCAACAGAAGTCATGGCTCCAGATGTCATCAACGATGCTGCGGCGACCCTCGGCAAGACCTTGGAGTTCCTAGACCAATGGCGAGAGCAGCGAGACCGTCACGTAGTTATGCCGCGTGTCGCAGCTGTCGCGCATGGCAGCACTACACGCGAGGCCATGGCCTTTGTTTACGAGATTGAGAAGGCTCCCGAGGTCAAGACCATCGCAATCGGGCGCGCCTACTCCCGCAAGGTCGGCAACCCAACCGCGCGGTACGAACTAGCCATGGAGATCAAGAAGCGATTCGGACAACGGTTCCAGATCCACTTGCTCGGGTTTAGCGATGAGTGGCCCACTGAGCTTCAGCACTGTAATGGGGTCCCAGGGCTGATTCGCAGCTGCGACACAGTCGCTCCCTTCACGTATGCCTATTACGGCTACCCGCTCGAGGCTGCTGGAGTTGCCAAGGCTCCTAGGCCGGATAACTACTTCGACCTGACCCTGAACGACATCAACCGGTCGCTGCTTGAACGGAACATAGCAGAAATCGACAAGATGGCCCAATCCGAGAATTGGAGGCGTTCCTAGTGTCAGAGAAGATCATAAACGCGACCGTCGATCAGAACATAGACATTCCTGATGGCTGGCATGTAAAGCGAATCCTCAGTACTTCAATCTGGGGCAAGCCTACCTCGGTCCTCATCACGGATGACCAGCCGCTCATCCCTGACCCTGCTCAGGCCGAGGGCGATTGCTACATCGAGGGGCCCAAGGGTAGCCTCCACATCATCTGCGGCGAGCCTAATGGCAATATGCTCTGCAGCTTTGGGCCAGAGCATGAAGGGCGTCATTCCTGGGAACCAGACCTCGACGGTTTCCCTGCCGCTCCCGCTGAGTACCATCCGGAATACTATCAGACCGAGAACGGCTTGGATCCTTGGTCAGTAATCAAGGCGTTCCAGCTTGACTACTGGCGCGGGTCAATGGTAGCGTACCTACTACGTATGGGCGATAAGCCCGGCGACTCTGAGCTTGAGGACATGCGTAAGGTCTACACGTTCGCAGCCGAGCGCCTCCGGCAGCTAGAAAACGAGGCGTATCCGGTTCGGCACATCGTAGGGAGCGAGGATGAGCAGATCCATCGAGGACCTACTGATCTGGGGTGAGCTATGCAACGTTCGCTACAAGAGCACCGACATGACTTGCGTACGCAACGAGCATCAGGAAGACACTTCACACAGAGCGGAGAACGGATTTGAGTGGCCTAGACTGCAAGGGTCTACCGACGAATGCAGACAAGTATGACAGTCGCAGGTATGCGACCGAAGCGCTAGCCTTCCAGCGTGTCGAGACGCTCAGGAGTTTCGGGATCTGGCCTGGTGTCGTCCGTTACCGCGATGGCAAGTTCGGCCTGACCTACGACCCAATCCGTGCTAGCGTCACACTCTACCGTATGGGTAACGAATGACTAAAGCACTCTGGTGCGTGGGCTGCGCCCTGCTGCTAGACCCTGGAGGGCTGACAGTTCATATTCAGGATCATGTCGCCGACGGCCTTAGTCCGTATCCGCCTCTATACGTAGTAACGATCGATGGAGATGGCCTCCCCAAATGACTGCTGAACTAGTTCAGCCGAGCAGCCAGCGTCGTCACCCCTTGGCACAATGCGAGAACTGCCCCCTCAATACCGACGATTATGGCTACGTCCCTAGCTATGGTCCGGACCGAGCGCTCATAGGACTAGTTGGGCAGAACCCTGGCAGGGCCGAGATCAGGTCCGGCCGGCCATTCATTGGTCCATCAGGGAGGCTCCTAGACAAAACGCTACAAGCGTTTCACTTGGACCGTAGCAAAATGTTCATCACGAATGCTTGTCTCTGCACAGATAAGCGCAACCCCAGTTTCACTCCACCGCCTGGAGCGATCCAAGCCTGCAGGCCTAGATTGCTAACCGAGCTGAAGCAACGAGGCGTCGAGCAGATCGTTGCGATGGGGAACTCGGCCGCACAGTCCTTGCTCAGGACTAAGACAGGCATTACCACGCTGCGCGTCGGGCCATATCGCGAAACGCCTGAGCTACCCGGTGTCAAGATCATCCCGACCTTCCACCCTGCTGCGTGCCTTCGCTCATCCTCGTCATTTCCTTCCATGGCTAATGACTTTCAGAAGCTAGTTAGTCATGCCCCACCTTGGCAGGAGCCGACGGTTCGTGTCCTCGACTCCGAACGTGGAGCACTGCTAGCAATCAAGGTACTGCGCCGTAGGTTCCATAAGACCGTAGTCGACATCGAAGTAGCCATTGATAAAGAGAAGTCCTTTGACCACCCAAATAGGTTCGGCATCCTTTGTATCGGCGTCTGCGTCCAAAAGGGCATAGGCATCGTCTTTGGCGAGAAAGCTTGCCAATCTAAAGCGGTCCTAGCCGACCTGGCAGCTTGGTTTAAAGAGTCGGAGCTGATCCTCCAGAATGGTAAGTTCGACCTCGGAGGCCTGCACCCGATTGGGTTCCTGGACCTAAGGATCGGCCAGGACACGATGTTCAAGAGCTACGTGCTCGACGAGCGCTCTGGAGTTCATGGACTGAAGTACAACGCCGTCGAGAAACTAGGAGCGCCCCGTTATGACGAGGAGCTAAGTCACTACATTCCTAAGGGCGGCAACTATGGACATATACCGCGACGCATACTCTATATCTATAATGGCTACGATGTCGTCTGCACATGGGACCTCAATGAGTTCTTTGACTCCGAAATCGATCGTGAGGACGCTCTTCATCTTGAACCTATCCGCCCTCGTGCCGATGGAGAGTGGTGGGGACTGGGTCGTCTACATGACTTCCTCTGCGATGCCGCGACCAACTTTATCTACACCGAGCTAAACGGCTTCGCCGTCGACCTGCCCTACAACAAGGTGCTGCAGAAAGAGTATAAGGCCGAACTCGCCAGCTACGAAAAGACCATGACGAGCATCGTCGGACCGTTCAACCCTCGGTCTCCGATGCAAGTCAAGGACGTACTAAGGGACCTCCAAGTTCCAATCCCGAAGAAGAAAAACGCCAAGGGCCTCATGGCGGAGACAACTGACGCTGAAGCCCTAACCTTGATGTTCGAAGCCTCCAAAGAACGTCGAGCGCGCCGCAAGGACCCTTGGTCCGAAGACGACGATGCCGTAATATTTCTTGGCACGATGCTCAAGCATCGCAAGGCCAGCAAAATGGACGGGACCTATGTATCAGGGCTACGCAAGTACGTCTGGCGCGGTCGTGTTTATCCAACCATCATGCTCCACAGTACAAATACCGGTCGGCTATCACAAAAGAAGCCCAGCCTACAGGTCATTCCTCGTGGCGACAAGCTGCGTCGTCAATATAAAGTGTCCAAGCCTGACCATGTGCTGATTGAGGCTGACTACGGACAGCTAGAGCTCCGCGTTCTGACCTGGTTGGCTCAGGATGAGTACTTCGCCGAGATCTTCAGGGACCCGACGCGCGACCTGTTCGACGAGCTCATTCCAGTCATCAGGCCAGAGAGGTCCTACAGACAACAGTTGTCCAAGAAGGATCGCCGCAACGTCATCAAGTGCTTCGTTTACGGATTGGCTTACGGCCGCGAGGCTAAGTCCATCGCTGAGGAGCTGGACATCCCGTTGCGGGAAGCTCAAGCGATGCTGCGGGACTTCTTTAGCGTCATTCCAGACATCGTCTCGTTCCGCGAAAAAGCAAAAATGATGGCCCTGCATGGCAACGACCTCATTACGCCGTTTGGGCGTCGTCGCAGGTTCAACCTAATCACGGATGAGAACACCAAGGAGATCCAGAACGAGGCCTGCGCATTCTTCCCGCAGTCGATCGGATCGGATATCTGTGTCAGTGCCTTCACTGTGCTCCGGCCAGAGCTCAAGGGCGTAGCGTGGTGTCGTAATACGATTCACGACGCGCTATACTTCGAGACCCACCAGGACAATGTCGCATACGTAGGCAACCTCATGAGACAGCGTATGATCGAATCAGCCGTCAGGATCGTCGGTGACTACGTTCCGTTCAAGATCGACGTCGAAGTTGGTCGAGATTGGGGCACTATGATTAAATTGGAAGAGTGGCTCGACGGTAAGCGTCCTTATTCATGTGCTGTAGAGCTCTGGAAGCCTCCGATGTTTCAGGACGTAGCGAATGTCTCAGCCAGCGCTTGAACAGTGCATCGATATTGCTTGGCACAATATTGAAAACGTCCTAATGGAGGACTCTCCCGACCCATGGAAATGGAATTGGCGCTGGGGGCTAGCCGAAGCTTGGCTCCGGCAGGCCGAGAACCTTATGCGCAAAGGCGCTTAAAGATCTTGAAATTCTCAACTCTTATCAATCAGCTAGAGGGGTGGAAAACCCACGCTAAAATCCTCTATACCCGATGGAACTTTAGATCTAGCTATCTAGTGTTGAGAAAAATTATCCCCCTTTAAAAGGGGGTGTACGAAGCACATGAAAGGAATAGACCAATGCCAGAAGACAAGATCCGCTACGCCAAGAACCAGGGTCCGGATTCGGTCAAGTTTGAAAGTACACTGATCAATACATACGAATTCGCGCTAGCAGACGTCGTGAAGGCGCTAGGCCTCCCGACCGGCCCTGAATGGACTATCGTTGTTCAGGCTGGAGCTAGCTGGGACATCGTACGCGTTACCGCACGTCGTGATTACGATAGAGCAGCGCCACCCAAGCCGGTGACCGAGGATTAGCTGCTGCTACATCCCCAAGGTTACTGGGCCCGACCCTCCTCTCGGCGGACAGTAAGAGGAGGGCCGGGCGTCTGCTTGGGTTAAGGACAAGTGAATGTCAACTTAACCCACGGCGAGGAGTGACTGCCGTCCGCTAGCGAGGCCCGGAGGCCTAGCGTGTAGGTCTTGCCAGAAGTCAGAGAGCCGACCTGCCAGCTCTCCGGATTGGTTCCCTTTGAGCGGAATCGCGGATACTTCGAGACCTGTGCCCCGAGACTGCCACCTTCCGACATAGCTAGTTCATACTGACCGATACCCGGCGCCGGCGAGGGGGAGTCGCCTATGAACCCCGCTGAGGCATCAAACTGCACCTTAACAGAGGTCGGACCGATGTTCTCGATTACAGCATTCTGCACTGGACTGAACGTCCAGTTGCTTGAAGGAGCCGGCGCGTTCCCATAGGCCATCGCGGCCAGCTGAGTAACGGTCCCATGGTAGACTGAACAGTCTGCAGAACCGACGCCTGGGACGTTGTAATCGTCCGTGAACTGCCAGAGCGTGTGCGGCGAGCTTGGTTCGGTGTTCTGGTACGCCGCGAGCCATTGGACTGGAAGCGCCCCTTGCGCCTCCCCGAAGTCGAGACCGCTGTAGGTCCAGAGGTACGACGCGATGCCAGTCCCATACAGGGACAGCATCTCGTTGTACCAATCAGTGAGCATCGAGTGCTCACCTTCCTCGAAGTCAGCGACGAACACCTCTCCAGGCTCGATCGCGCCGACTAGATTGTGGAAGGCCTGAGCCTGCGCTGCACCTGACTGTCCGGAGACCAGATACTGATAGATCATCAGGAACTTGACACCGCCGGCGTGAAGGTCAGCTCGGCGCTGTCCGCCATACCAAGCTCCATCATCATGCGCGTCCCCATAGAGAGCCCGAACGGCGATTGCATGGCTCCAGGCCAGGTAGGTCGCGTCGGCGACATTCGGATCGAACTCTGAGACGTCCGACATCAGCGTATAGGTTCCGGAGAAGGTTGCGACCCTCCAGGAGATGCCGCCCGCGCGTAGTGTCTTGCGTATCATGGCTGTCCGCCTTTCATACTAGTTAGATACTGGCGGCGACATAGTCCCGTCAGCAGGATGGACGACTACCGCTGGCGCCGGCTTGTTCGGCACCAGGTAGACACTGATGGCCGAGATCGCGCTGAGGAGCGTAGCGATCCACGGCTGGCCATGGCCGAAGGTCGAGAGCCCAACGGCAACTGCGCCGAGGATCGCGACCGTGAACTTGTTGTATTGTGCGAGTCTCGTAAGTAGACTCATTTCCTGCCTCCTAGTGTTCCGAGCCTGTTTGGCTCGTCACGTGTTCCTTCATCTCGTCGTGCTTCTTATCGATATGGTCCGCAGTCAGTCCGGCTGTGATGAAGGAGAACACAGCACCCCAAAGCGGAATCATTGTAACCATCGATAGCTCACCGAGCGTATACGATTGCCAGCCTTGAAAGACTAGCGGGCAACCGTCCGTAGTAGCTAGGCCGGTCGCGCAGTACATGCCAAGCGCCGGCCCCGCATGCGTAGTCACGCCTAGCAGCAATCCCAGAACGACTATCAGGAGCGCCGTCAGCCCAAGCAGGCCTGCTGCACGCCGATGATGCTTATTGAGGCTCACTGAGCTGTCCTTCTAGCAGCGTAACGATCCGCTCCAGCAGCTCGATCTCGGTCTTTGCTGGCCTGGCTTCCTCATGATGAAGATTGCACCACGGCGTACCTGCGATCGTGTGCCGCCCGATACGCAAGCAACCCGTATGGTGACAATTGTACTTATGCCATGCACCCGATACGACACTGACTAGCGTCAGCGCAGTCAGGGCCGGCAAGAAGCCTGACAGGAGCTGATACGTCCATGGTGTGCCGTTCGGCGCTGGGTAGACTCCGATTCCGAAGGAGTCCGCCAACGGATGCAGCGCCATTTCGATGCCGAGCCAGATGACCAGCCCGGCTAGGATAGTCAGAATTGCTCGCTTCACTTGTCCGCCTTCTTTGCATACTCATGAACGAATCGCCCGTCGGGCCCCAGCCTCGTAGTGAGTCGTCCTCTAGCCTCTTGTGGCCTCCAGTCCTCCCCTGGCGGAACCTTGCGATGTCCCACTGTCGGCGAATGGATATGCGGATGGAACCCTAGCCGCTCAGCTGCCTCACGAATTCGCGTATCCAAATGCCGCCAGCAAGGACGCTTCTTGCAGCATGGTTGTCCGTAAAGCGCACTCCAGTATGGCAGGTACATGATGTCTGGAGGCGTAACAGCGTCTTGGAAGTCCGCACTGAACCGAGTACAGCCTAGAGCGCTCTCCAGCCACCCATCCAGCCTCAATGGATGCCTGTATGGGAACACGCACCAAGAGTCGACACAGCCTGCTAGTTGTGGTAGAACCTTGGCATGGATAGTAATATCGTGCTCGACAATCAAAAGATCGTCCGTTGCATCCCAACGCGTCGCTACAGCCTGCCAGTAAGCGTATGAGTCGCCAGCAGCTACGCTCACGATCTCAGCTTGCGGAGCGTACCGCTCGAGCGCTGCCTTCGCTGCAGGCCATGGCTCGCCAGTGGCGACGCATAGGATGCGCATTACTAAGCCGCTACCTCCTTCTTACCGTTCGCGGAAGCCTTGGGCTGGTCTGCAGCAGCTGCCATCTTCGCGACCTGACTGAGCAGCGCCCGCTCACGCTCCTGCGACTCTTGCAGCGCAGCTTCCATGATTGCAGACTTGGTCTGCTCCTCGGCTAGCCGAGCCTTAAGAATATTGATCACGCGCTCGGGTTGGACACGTAGTTCGGATACTGCCTGGTCCGCCATGATGCCTGCCTTCCTGCTTATGCTACTGGCCATTCCATAGACTAGCTAGAGCACTATCGAAGTCGAATGTAGCAGCGCCTGTCCCGCCGCTCCCTCCCTGCTGCACCGTACCGTAGTAGCATCCGGCGACCGTGTTGAAGTATGCGATGACCTCCAGCGCCCAGGCAGCATCAGACTGGTCGCCTGGATTAGAGTCGTTAGCAGCCGACGCGTACCCCATCTCTTCTAGATACGCCAGCCCCTGTCCGGTACCGTTGACTTGTGTAGATAGGTTAGCAGCCTGCTGCATGAGGTTGCGCATCTGCACGGCGATGCTGGTCAGTTGGTTGTTGATGGTTGCGTTAGTAGGTTGAGTGCCTACGCCTGATGTCATGGCCCGATCCTTTCGAAGATTGCCGCCTGCCCGACTATCGTACAAGTGCCTGCGACAGCGGCAGTGATGGACATAGTGGTTGACGCGGTCGTGTTAACGCTGATCGCTGTGCTACTCACGCCCATTACAGTAGAAGGTGTGGCTCCCGACGTACCGGAAGCCTCACCGATATGGACGACCGTTGTGTACCACGCCGTACCGCTGCTACCAATCGTCTCGACGGTAATCAGCGCCACCGCATACCAGGTGAACACGCTAGGGAGCGAAGCGGCTGCCGCCTCAGCCTCCGTGTTCCCGTACGCCAAAGTGTTCCAGTTCAGGTTGCTTGAGCTGTACGAGCCGGTACCGAACGCCGTAATGCGGTATGTGGTACCTGGCGCAGCGTCGTTCGCCGGAATGGAGAACGACGGAGTAACCGCGGTCTGAGAGCCGGTACTGGCCGAGTGCGAAGCCGGGACCGCGCCTATCGTGTTCGTGAGTTGCCCATTGAATCCATTAGCACTCTTGAAAGCGGCATTTCCGTCCGCGTCTGCATAAAAAAGCGCATACTGATTAGCAGGCGTACCAGACTGCGTAACCATTTCCAGGCCGCCGCCGCCAGCTGAGCCTGTTCCCAGTACTAGGTTCCCAGCCGTACTAGCCGCTAGCGTTGTATACTTCGTATTGCTATTATACAGCCCAAGGCCAGCTGGATAGGTGTTGCTATACCCATCCGTTCCTGAGACCGGCGAAACGCTGACTACTAGATTAGACGTAGCCGGAGTTCCGCTGTAGGCTAGGAACTCACCCGACGAGCCGTCGACAACAATACTCGTACCGGTAATCGTGCCAGCCTGGATCACGGCGCTCACTAGCGTCGCTGTCTCAATTGTCGTGCTATTGACAATTCCAGCAACGACTATGTCCGCGACCAGATTGCTAGCTGCGATTGTGCCAGCCGCGATCAACGAACCCGTAATCGTGCTAGCAGCAATCAGATCTGCAGTAATAGTAGCGGCTGCGATTTCCGTAGCGGTAATCGTGCCCGCCGCGATCAACGAGCCTGTAATGGTACTCGCAGCGATCTGCGAGGCAGTGATCGTATTGGCTGCGATGTTACTAGCTACGATCGTACCAGCAGCGATCTGCACAGCAGTAATAGCACCGGCTGCGATCTGCGTAGCCGTGATCGTATTAGCTACGATGTTAGCGGCAGTAATCGTCCCCGCCGCAATCAAGCTGCCAGTGATTGTAGCAGCCTCAATTAGGCTGCCAGTAATCGTGCCTGCAGCGATCTGCGCGGCAGTAATTGTGTTGGCCGCAATTTGACTAGCAGTGACCGCTCCTGCTGCAATCAGCGATGTCGTGATCGCTTGCGCCTCGATCAAGCCGCTCGTGATAGTCCCGGCGGTGATCACATCGCTGGCTGTAAAGCTAACAGCCGTCCAAGCTGAGCCGCTGTACTGCTGCAGCTGGTAGCCGTTAGCCGAGTCGATCCAGATATCGCCTGCGATCGGGCTGCCTGGAGCCGAGCCTGCGATCGTTGTTGTTATCCCGCCGAGGGTCCGAGCAGTCACCGAACCTGACAGAAGCGATGCAGTAACTGATCCTGCCGTTAGAACGTCAGAGGCCGTAAACGAAACCGCTACCCAAGCAGATCCGGAATATTGATTGATCTGATAGCCGCTAGCTGAGTTGATCCAGATATCTCCAGCAACAGGTGAACCTGGAGCAGAGCCTGCAATCGTAGTAGTAATGCCGCCTAGACTACGAGCTGTAATGCTGCCGCTCAGCAACGTAGCGCCCACGGAACCTGCCGCGAGGACATCAGCTGCGTTCCAGCTAATAGCCGTCCAGGCAGATCCGGAATACTGTTCTAGCTGGAAGCCTGACGAGCTGTTAACCCATAGGTCGCCTGCCGCCGGCGAGCCTGGCGCAGACGATGCAATCGTCGTCGTAATACCGCCAAGCGCCCTAGCCGTAACCGCGCTGTTCAATGCTGCCAGACCAACAGCAGCACTAGCTATAGCTGCTGACCCAACAGCGTCATCCGCTATCTGAGCCGCTCCGACAGCTCCATCAATCAGCTGCGGCTGGCCGACAGCATCATCAGCCAGCTGGGACTGCCCTACGGAAGCATCAATTAGTTGTGCAGTCCCAACAGCATTATCAGACAGCAAGGCTTGAATGATCGAGTTGTCCGCAATTGCGCTCGTGCCGTACTGATAGACAACCCATTCGGAAGTACCTTCATCGTACACTTCCATAACGGCTGTGCCGCTGCTCGTATTGAACCAGAACTCTCCGCCGGTCGGATCAGACGGCTCAGTCGGCCCAAGGACTACAGTTGTACCGTTAGCACCTACGATGGTAATGTCAGAAGTTAGCTCACCCGTGCCGTCAGCGTTTAGGACAAACCCTGACGTCCCCGGTACATAGTTAGACGAGCCTAGCGCGGTCCGGTTCAGTGTAGTGCCTAGTGCCACTGGGTCAGTAGCCAATACCTCAAGATTAGTAATGCGTCGACTGAGACTAGCAATCGTGCTAACAAGCCGTTGCTCGATAGTTATCGGACGCCCAGTCAATCTGATGTCTCCGGTCCTGCGATCGCGGTAATGCTGCCTAGCTGCGTTGGTCCTAGCCCGAGCTGCCAAGCGATCTGTTCCGCTTGCTGTCCTGTTGGGAAGGTTAGTGTCCAGCCTGTGATCTGGAACAGTTGCGTGATGCCCGGTGCTCCATAAGGGCCTGCTGGATGCAAATCAGAAGTGCCGGCGAACATCGCCTCGTCGCCCAGAATAACTTGGTTCACGAATGGCAACGACCCATCGCCGCCATAGACAACTGGAGTCAAGCCGGCCGTGATCATCAATGGATACAACGAGCCGATCGCAAACTGGTTCAGCTGGTCTTGACCAGTCACTGTCCCGAAGTAGGAGGTGTTACCTTCCAGGAGGGGGTAACCGTTAGCCAGCTCAGTGTTTGCGGTCGCTATCGAGATGTAGTTCTCCGACGCTCCATAGCCTGATACAACCAAACGGTTCGCAGGATTCTGCGGTACCCACTGCCAACCATAGTCCTGCATATGATAGGCCGGAATGACTAGCTGGAACCCTGTCTCAGCGTAAGTCCGCCCCATCTGGGGGATGCCCATCTGAGTAATGGTGTACAGAGATCCATCGCTCGTCATCGCAGGCGTTAGTGCAAACTCGAGCAGGTACATATCGACCAGGTCGCCCCAGGCGCTGTAGATCGACTTGTACGAGGCCTGCTCCGTGATCGATCCAGTGATACCTGAGTACTGCAACGTATCAACGACGCCTGCTTGGTTCTGGAACGTCCCCGAACCGGAGATCATACCATTAGGCGTCTTGCTAAGTGCATACTGCAGTTCCTGCCTAAAGATCTCAAAGACATCCGTGTTCGTATAGGTCAGGTCATCCGTGATCTGCCGATAGTTGAAGAACTGCTCCATTGTCGCTGCCTGAACGGGCAAGTTTCCACCAGACAAGCTATCGTGCGGTAGGCCTGTTACAGGGCCATTCCAAATAGGCACACCATTTTGCAAGATCCACAGAATAGACTTGTATGGGAGCATCGAGTTGATCCAGTACGAACGCTGCGCTGGCGTAACATTCTGAGCCAGCGTAAGCGAGCCGCTGAACTGCCCAATGTTGTTGATCTGCCGCGAGGCTGACTGGCCTACCAACGGCAAATCGTCACACAGTACTTGCCCAGTTAGCGTGTCGGTCGAGACAAAGCGGTACCCGGACAGTCGCTGCGCCAGCTGCCGATCGGCGAGGCTGGCTGCTGCGCTAACTGTGCTGGCCACTATAGCGTCACCGGCTGTACGCGTAGGTAGGCTAGGTGGCCGGAGTTAGCCACTACGCTGACATTCTCAGACGTAGGCGTCTGCTGAAATGCTAGCGCCTTCCAAGTAATCGTGTGGTTGCCTGCTGATGGAGTATCGCCGGCAGCTGCCGAAGTCGTGTAAATGCTCGTTCCGCCGTTGTAAGCCCAAGTGATACCACTGACCATACCGGCAGAGGTCTCGATCATGTCAAGCTGAGTACTATCAATGTAGATCGCGAACTGCACTTCAGTTGGTGTAGGCGTCACCATCGACAAGCCCAACCAGTGGATCGTGATCTCAATATCGGTAGTGCCATCAGTTGTGATCGACGCCGACATCGAAGTCGCTCCGAACGTGACCGTCACTAGTGAGCCGCTGCTACCGACAACGCCTGTTAGTGTAGCCGCTGAGCTACCAACAACCTGCGTCGGAGTCCACCCCATAACCTTGAATGGCTTCGCACCAGCTGCCGTCAGCATAAAGTAGCGGTTGTTAACAACGTCGTACCCAACAGTCCCAGCATCGCCAGTCGGCAGGCTACTCATGTTTGGGCAAACGATAACTCCGCCAGCCAGAGCGGTCCAGACGCGCTCGTCTGTAATGTTACTCTGCAGAATAGTCGTCACGCCAGAACCGACGGCGACTTGCGCTAGCGCGACTGAGTCAGATGGGGTCGCAGGAGCCGCCGGACTGCTGCTAGCAGTGCCCTCAACGAGTTGCACCTCACAATATGACGTGCTGTTGCCGTTGTCAACTACCGTTGCACAGATTAGGTCAATGCGGGAGTTTGGGCTTGACGGAGCTGTCGGAACGACGAGTGTAGCAGTCGTCGGGTTGAAGACGCGGTACTGACCGCTGCCTGCAGCGTTCGGGACTACAGCAGTCCCAACTAGCACCTGAATACTCATGCCGCTATATGAGACAACCTCGAGGTCGCCAGTGCCAGTAGCCAGCACCCCACCCATAGTCTGAGTGCCGTAGGTTGTTGCATCGATATCTGCGCGTCCGATAGCATCCGTAAACGTCGAACCGGCCAACCAGGGGCAGTACCCGAGGTTTACGCTAGTCGCCATCCCAACCTCCTATATCCATGCCGCCTGATAGGCTACTAGTAGTTGACCGCCGCTATTACCTGCAGCGGAAATAAGCGATATCGGATTTTGTCCAGGCCATAGCGTGAACCAGCCCGACGTGATATCAGCCGGTACATAGACGCCATTCAGGAAGGCCTGCCGCGCATCAAAGTCGATCAGCATCTGATCGCCAGTCCGAAGCGTTACTAGCGGATTCCACCACGAAACAGTCTGACCAGTAGTGATTAGCGTAATTGCCGGTCCTGCAATCGGACCGTACAGGACCATATCGGGCCTGGTCTCATAAGTCCCAGGATTGTAACACTGCACGATGCCTGGAGCGACACCCGTAGACAGCGTGATCGGGATGGTGGCCGGGATCGTGATCTCTGTTGGAGCCGTAGCAGTGGCCGACGCTGAGGCATACACAGTCTGCGAATACTTACGAGGATCGGGAGCCACCATGACGACCGAGAACACAGCCTCGAGAAGATTATCATACTGCTCTGTAATCTGGCCAGAGCGGCGAATATACGCTACCTTAGGAATCGGCTCGTTGTAAGTGAATGCGCAAAGGTCATTGACCGGAACGACCTGCTGCAGCAGCGCCCTAGCTAGATCACGGAGCGCTTGCGTAGGAGCCGAAGCCCTCAATGTAAGCGTCATTGTCCGCGCACCGTAATACTGCGCCGCCGGATAGGTACCTTGATCAGCCGCTCGCTGGATGACCTGGCCCGATACCTGTGGACTATCCCAACCCTCGAGCTTCTGAATGATCCAGGCGATTCCGTTTGAGTCCGGACCGGTTCCCATACTGATCACCAACGGCGACGTCATATACGGAGCCTGGTAGGAGAACGATCCAGTCCAGTATCCTGTATCAACGGACAGCGTTGGCGTAGTCATTAGGGAGCCACTCCTAGAGCAAGGGCCAAGTTAACCTTTTGCTGTGCCATCATCTCTGGCGTCGGGTACTGCGTGCCATAGTACTGCTGGTACACTGTAACGCTCTTTCCACCGCCAGGTCCAACTGGCGTGATGTCGACACCGCCCCCTGGACGCGCGTAAGCAGCCTCCATGCCTTGCTCTCCGACCCACGCATTCTGCCCTGGAGGAAGGAACCCGCCCGCGGCCAAAGATCCATACACCTGGTTCGCAATCCCAGGACGTGTGTCCGAGAATAGCACTGCAGGCCGCTCAAAGTATTCCGAGTAAATCTGGCCAGCGGCTGTTGCCGTAGCTGCCGAGTTCAGCAATGGAATAAACTCAGACCAGGTCTTGTTATACTCCAACAAGTCCGCCATCTGAATTGCTAGGTCGTGACTAGCATTGCCTGTGACAATTGGTTGATATGGCCTAGCAGAACTAGGCGGAGTCCAACCAATCAGGCCCGCGCCTCCGGACCCGACAGACTCAGGGTTGCCGCCCGACTCACCATAGATGTCACCCGCGATGCCAGCCGCTGCGGTCCGCGTATAGCCGTTCGCCATCAAGTACCTTGCTACAGTGACTAGGTTCGTTAGCGAATCGCCAGCTGAAATGCCGCCTGGGACGCCTGCACCTGCAGTTACAGCACCCTTAAATGTCGTAGTCAAAGCGCGTATCAGGTCTGTCACGATAGTCTTTGGGATCTGAACGATCATGCCGGCTAGGTCTCCCGTAGCCCCACCCGATCCGCCCGTGAACTTCATCATGTCGTTCAATAGCGCGGTTGTGTTACCTGTAGCCAATGCGGCGACCAGAGAACCGATATCCTTGATTCCACTGAACACATCAGAAGCCGCACCACTAACAGCTCCTGTAATGTCACTAATCACTCCACCGCCCGGAATACCTCCGGAAGCATACCCAGGAACGCCGAGCGCCTTAAACACGCTCGCCAGCTTAGAGCTGTGCTCCTTGCTCACGACCGTCTCGCCTGGCTCGATCATGGCCGGAACGATGTCGCCGCCGCCCCAACCTGGCACTCGCATGCTCCGATCAGCCTTGCCTCCAGCTGCGAAGTTGAACGTCGGCAGGGAAGGCACGCCTGGAATCTTTGCAGCCACATCATTCCACAGACGAGCAATGCCGCCGTCATAAACTGTGTTGACTAGGAACTTGACTGGTGACTCGAAAATGCCTTCTAGTGAGCTCCACGTACTCTTAATCCCGCTCACAGCTCCAGAGAAGCCGCTCTTCATATCGCTCCAGACATTCTGGAGCATGCTCATGATCGAGTTCCAGACGCTCTTTGTTGTGCTCTCGATGTCATCCCACGTGCTAGTTAGGAACGACCTGAAGGCATTGAAGATGCTCTCGCCAAAGCTCTTGAAGTTGTTCCACTCACTATCGAAGAACGAGCTAATCGCGTTCCAGGTCGACTTCATGAACGACGAAATATTGTTCCAGGTCTGCTCTAGGAAGTCCTTGAAGTCATTGAAGATGTTCTCGCCATACTCTTCCCAGGCCTTCCATGCATCCTGGAAAAACTCATCTATAGCGTTCCAGATCTGTTCACCATAAGTCTTGATGTCGTCCCAGGCCTGACTCCAGTGCCCCGAGAGCAAGTCGATCATAACGCTAAACAGGGCGACCAGGGTGTCCCAACCGACCTTCTCGATGAGCTGAATCGCCGCCCAAGCGGTCTCAGCAACCGCCTGAACAGTATCCCAAAGTATCTTCCAGGCCAGCTCAATAACCGAGACGCCTTCGTTCCAGACCAGCTGAATAGCAGCCCAAACTACCTTAAAGAGCGTCTCGAGTACAGCGCCCGCAGTCTCTCCGACCAGCTCCAACGTGTCCCAGAGCATCCTCCAGGTCAGCTCAACAAAGTTGGCGCCTTCGCTCCAAGCACCCTCAACAATGTCCCAGAGGACCTTGACGATACCCTCAAGCTGGTCCGCACCGATATCAAAGGTGCTCTCGAGCACGCTCCAAAGAGTCTTGACGAGCGGCATCAGGATGTCGTAGAACTCCTCAAAGGTCCCGCTAATCGTCCCCCAGACCTGCTGCCAAATCGCCTCTAGCGCCGACCCGTGAGTCTTCCACCAGGTATCGAAACTGGTCTCGAAGAACGTGATCAGGCGAGCTGCTCCATGGACTACCGGGTCATAAATGTCGTTGCCAATATCGTTCCAGATACCAGCAGCGTCATCCACCGTATCCTTCCAGACCTGCTCTAGCGCGGCAGTACTATCCCGCCAGCTATTGACCAGGTTCTGACCGGTCTGCTTCGCAGCATTCTCAAAGTCGCCCCAGAGCTGCTCAACAATCAGGATGCCGTTATCCCAACCCTTGATCATCAACTGCAGAGGCGCATCGAAGTAGTCTGACTCAATATAATGACCGATTGCGGTAAAGAAGTTCTTGATGTCTTCCAGGACGCTATTGTTCGCGATCTTGCTCGGGTCGACAGCCGTATCCATTTTCTGGCCAGCCTTCGTAGCAGAATCGCCTGCAGCGGTGAAGCTCTGGACCAGTTCAGCATTGTACGTATTGATCTGCTGCGTACTCCAGCCGAGCTTAGTGCGCAAGAAGTCATCTAGCTGTGCTAGGTCATTCTTGTAGGCCGAGCTGCCCTCGCCACTATTCTTCAGAGCCTGTGTCGTAGCGTCAAGCAACCCATTGAAGCCGCCCTGCGCTATCACAGCCTTGTCCGTTGCCTGAATAACATCTGTCTGCAGCGTACCGGTGAAGTCCGTTGCAATGCTATTCAGGTTGCCCAACTTCTGCGTAGCCTGATCAACAGCGGTATTCAGATCATCCTGAGCACTCTTAGTATTACCAACCCATTGAGTCAGCTGCTTGTAACTGCTGATGTTCGGGTCGATCTGCTGAGCAACGCCTATCAGCTCCGCTTGTGCAGTCTGGCTAGAAGCTGCAAACGGTAGCATCTGCGCGACTAGTCCCTTGACCGCATCCTGATACTGCCCCGCCGACAATGCTCCAGACGCCAAGGCGTCGCGCAACCAGTCTGACGTCTGACCCGCCTGTACCACAGCACTATTAAAACTCGTCCAAGCAGACGCCGACCCCTCGATGTTATCCGTAACCTTAGATAGTCCGGCTACATCAGTCCCGAAGGATGCTAGAGCACTAGTACCGCCCGTGAGTGTTTGGAAGTACGAGTCCCAAGCCTCGTCCAACTTGTTAACCTGCGTGTCCTGGAATGATGCCTGGTAGCTCACAGCGTTCATCGAAGCGCCCAGTGCGCCCCCAACCTGACCGATCGCTTCGTAGCCAGTTACGAGGCCTTCGATTTCTTGCCGCGCTACCTGAGCCGCATGACTGTTCCCGATCAAGGTCTGCGAAAGGTTAACGCCGGCAGCCTGCGCAACACCTAGCGACTCCGCGAACGTGAATCCGTAGGTCGACGAAATGAGACCGACGTTCTTAGTCTCAGTGACCAGTTGCTGATTCAGCACATCATGCTCTTGCGTCAGCGCACTGACGGCTCCTTGAGCACCGGAAGCGATAGCCTGGAACGCACTCGTCTTAGTGTTCAGGTTAGCTTGAGCCGCTGCCAAGTCCTGATTCGTAGCAACTAGCGTGCTGACCGTATCGTTGATGACCTTATAATCAGTCGCGGTTGAGATCAACTTGTTCTGAGTGTCGATCCAGTTCGTCGTGCCGCTATCAGCTCGTGCGATCACGATTGTGAGCGCAGTGATAGCCGCTGCTGCGTCGATCGCCCAACCGACAGGGTTCGTAGCAAGGAAGGTCAGCAAGGTTTGCGCGTAGGCTATCATACCTAGCCTAGCGCCTTCCTCATCGCGCGTCAGGGCCAACATGCCTTCGCCGAGGTCACCAATCATCGGCGTAATGCCCTCAACGATGTCTAGGCTACCTAGAGCAAGCACTAGTCGACCAACAGTATCGAGGAGCAGCCCACCCCATCGCAGGAACTCTTCAAAGCCCATCGCAACCGTGATGATCCACCCAGGGATCTCGGTCAGCTTAAGGATTAGTTGCGTGAATGCATCTAGGACCTTCAGTAGGACCTCAGCCAGACCGGGCATATCACCGGCAAGGTTCAAGATCGCGTGCCCCAGGTTGCCAAGGACCTGCCCAAACTCGACTAGGTCTTCAACGCCCTTTGAGACCATTTGAGTCAGTTCAGTACCAAAGGCCCCATTCAAGTCGACTGCAATCTCAGCCGAAAACTTCTGAATGACCTGAGCGACCGCTCCACCCATGGTAACAAAGTCGCCTAGGTGCTGACGCGCTATATCGATCGCGTCACCAAGCATGCTCCAAGCCACAGGATTCATCTTGTCCTGCATCGCTTGCAACGCATCGCCAGTACCGAGGATATCGCCTGACGTCGTATTAAACGCGGGACCTAGGGCCTCAGTCGTTGTATAGAGCGACTCCATTCGATAAGCGACGCGCTCCATTACGCCCTGGTACAGAACCGCGGCTCCAGCAGCCGCCGCAATAATGGCAGGAATGCCTACGGCAGCCAATTCGGAGCCACCAGCTACCACCCAGTGGATAACGGTGCCCCAGTTTTGGAAGAACGTCATGATCAGACCGGACTGCACTATCATGCGGTCTTCATCATCACTAACCGCGCGCAACGCTCCTGCGAACGCAGTCAACTCCGCTAGAGCTGTTGGAAGACCTGTAATCTCGAGGTTGACACCTGCCAGATGTGCAAATGCACGCAACTTAGCCTGCAGGACTGCCAACTGAGCATCGATAGTGGCCTGATCGATCGTCGGATCGATAGCCATCATGCGCAGCGTGTCAAACTTTAGCTGAATCTCCGCAATAGCCGCGTCTAGCCGAGCCTCGTCAACACTAGGTTCAATGTTCAGCGTAAATTCGCGGATCGCATCAAGACGAGCCGCAATATTCGCGATCTGCACGTCAAGCGAAGCCTCATCAACGTCCGGCTCGAGAGCAAAGTCTCGAATCGCGGCCAGCCGAGCCTGTATCAGCGCAATCGCCGCATTCAGGTCAGCCTCATCGACACCGGCCTGCAGCGCAATACCGCGGACCGCATCGATCTTAGCTTCAACCTCAGCCAATTGAGCATCTAGCGCGGCCTGATCGACATTAGGCTGCATCGCAAAGGTCTTGATCGCAGCTAGCTTCGCCTCGATGTCCGTGATCGCTGCATCCAGCGCAGCCTCATCGACATCGACTGAAACAACGGCGTTCTTAATTGCCTGGAGGCGTGATTCAACTCCGGCAATACCCTTATCCAAGGTAGCGTAGTCTACATCAACTTCGAGGTAGCCTTCCGCAACCTTGAATCCGTCAGCCATGCTAATCCTCTAGTTTCGTGACTTGGAACATCGGCACAAGCTCTCCGAGCTGAGGTGCTGCAGGCCCTGCGGCCATTAGCTCCTCGGCCGTCAGCGTACGTTCTGCTTGAGGCTCTCGCACCCGACCCTCCTTATCACGCATATCTGCCACGTGACCTGCTTCATACAGTGGCGGCATAGCGTTAATCCGCTCTTGCTGCTCCGCCTCACTAACGTCCTCCAGCCACCCCTCTAGATCATGACGCGCCGCTCCCTCATAGGCCGGCAGTCGATACGCAATCTTGAAGAACGCCGGTCCTTCTAGCTTCCGGACGTCCTTGATGTGGTGCAACGCGCTCATGTCGCTGCATACGCTGTCGAGACAATCGACGATCCATATCAGTTGCGCCGCCCTGACGAGCCAGCCCGGCGGTTCCTGGTCCCTTTTGGGCGCTCGGTCTTGCCTGTCGCAATACGCAGCGCCGCCGACAGAACAAAGTTGTACTGGTCGTCCGTCAACTTGTCGTAGTTCATGAGCGCGTCGTAACCAGCTTCGCCGAGCATGCTCGTGAGCATGAAGTACGCTGCGTTCTGAGGACCTTCCGTCTTCATGATCTTCAGGTACTTCAGCCCAACCGTCGGCGATGGGTTCTTCGGGACCTGAAACTCTGCTTCATCGATCGTGAAGAGGGTCAGGAACTCAACCTTCTCACCCTCATCCTTGGTCGAGAGATGAAGGATTTCCAGCTCGTCGGAGGCCGGAGCCTCCGACTTCGCAGGCTGCGAGGTGTCCGCCATAGCAGTCCCTTTCTAGGAGGTCTGGTCGTAGATGTAGAACGGGGGGACCGTCGCGCTCACGTAGTAGCACGTGAACGTGCAGGCCCAGACCGACTGGTTGGTCAGGTCGTACTTCGCCGTCGCCTTAACCGAGTTCAGAACCTTGTTCAGGACGAAGCGACGCCTCATGACCGCGCCCGTGGTGAGCGCCGGCGCCCAACCATCGATGATCAAGACGCTGTACGTCGGCTGCGTGATCGTCGGCGTGCTCGTTCCGGGAGCCGCCGTAGATGACAGCGGCGTGAAGGTGTTGATGCCCGACCCGACCCCGATCTGCGACTGCGCAGGGTCGTTCATCGCCTCGGCCAGGTTCTGCATCGTCGCCTCAAGCAACGACGTAGTCACCGTGATCATGCGACCGGTCAGGCGCGCGCCGATCGGGTCGACGACCTGGTCTGCCTTGATCTGCCCGTACGTGTAGTCCACGTCCCAGTTGACTCCGCCGGTTGTCGCGCCGAAGTCGGTGAACCCTGTAGACCCGCCGCTACCTGGGTCGGTCTTGACCGTGGTGTTCGTCTGAGACGCGACCGAGACAACGCCGAACTGGCCCCAGTAAACCTCGGCGGGGCCCTGAACGACGTTAGTCGGAGTAGCGCCGACGTAAGATGCTGACGTCATATCCTATACCTTCCTGTTAGACTCCGCCGGATTGAATAATGCAGATCCCAGACACGTCTGCTCCGGTTGTGAAATCGATCTCGACCAGGCCGGCAGCATTCACATCGAGCGCATAGAACGGCCCGAGCAAGTACAGGTCGCCAGCGGTGGCCGCGGCAAACGTAATCGGGCTAATCTGCTGCCCAAGGATCGTGGCCCCCGGCGTGATCTTGGCTCCAGGATCGGCAGTGACCGTCTTCAGGAGGATCAGGGTCAGCCCTGGGACGTTCGGGAAGGTAACACCAGTTGCGCCCCCGAGCGTTGCGAGCGTCTGTGTCGTCAGATTGATAACGCCGTTCCCGACGAGTTGCTGATACCCAGGCGAGACACCCGGGCCCAGCGCGAGGATCGTCACTTCCGCCTCCTACGCGTTGTCCTAGCCTTAGACGCGCCCTTGTGGTTCCAGGTCGCGGCAACCTTCGCGAAGTTCGCCTGCCTACGCGTCTGGGCTGTATAGCGACCCTTCGGAGCCGCCATAACCTTGTTAGCGAACGCTCGAGGAGACATCCCGGAGGCCTTCGCCTTACGTGTTAGCGCTCCTGGATGCTTGATCGTGATCTTCAGCTTCTTGCGTGCCATTGTTAACCTCCTCCTGCTCCTTCTGCGTCCGCCGCACTAGGATTTACTACTGAACCACTAGCCCCGCCTCCCGCCAAGCTAGCGTCATGTCCATTTGGTAGGCTGCCCAGTTCCGCTGATCACTATAGATTCGTCTCGGCTCTGTGTGTACGATTGCTTCGGTGCAACTAGCGGAGTTGTACTCAACGCCGTTCGAAACGATCGTCAGCACCCGACCGAACACTCCAGGCAGCTTACTATAGGTAGCAGTCCAGATTCCCTGCAGCAAATCGTTGGCCTTAAACCAAGGTGGCTTATTAGATCCAGGCTTAGTCGCATAGGCCTTAACCTCGATCACTGGTTGCGAGATCGGCATATACTGCATAGGCGTGCCACCTACGACCAGCACCGTAATGAAACGGCCAATACCATCAGAATCCTGCGGCCAGTTTTGCTCAGCGGGCGGCTGCGTCGCTACCATATCGGTCGTGTATGTACCGAATGTGTCCGGGATGCTCGCAATCCAGGCCATAGCCACTAGCTCTGAGTTCGGATGGTTAGGCATCAGTACATGCCCTTAAGCTTAGGGTGCTTCCGCTCCCAGGCAAGCAACCGACCAGGCGCTCCAGCAGCCCGACGAGCTATCCAGGCGTCAAGCGTTCGTGGCTGGCCAAGCCGCTGAATCCCAGGCGCGACTAGCGGCGGAGTGCCTTCAGGATCAGTTGGTGAACGATACTTATACAGCGCAGGTCGCAGGAACGGCTGTTCAATAACCATCTCCGGACCGACTTGGCCGGTGAAACGATGGTAGACACGGTGACCGAACTCGACATCGAGGGAATACGGTGCGGTCGAGTAAACGATGAGCTTTTCCGTATCCGCGTAGTACTCAATGCCAGCCGCTAGGCGGCCAGAGCGCTTCGGAGCATAACGAATGGCATCCGCGGTGATCAAGGGCCCGAGGCGCGTATCGAGAAGTTCCGCTACGCCAGCCTCTATGTGCCCGATCGCGTCGGGGTCCATATAGACCTTCACTCGCCACGTTCCTCTACAGTCAGTGGCACAATCCGGCTCCTGGTGTCTACCACCGTCAAACCTTCTTGCTCTTATCTTAAGTGTATAACAGACCACCTAGTAAAAGCTAGGCTCTCGCACTAAATACTGAACGATACTAATCATTCTCCCTTCGGCGGTAGTCCTGCGATTAGTGCCCAAGCTACGAGGGCGCTATTGATCGTGGTGTAGTAACCGTACCGCTGATAGATCTTGTCTGCCTGAGCCGCGCTAGCCTTCGATGCGTCAGGCATCACAGGGTCAGATGCATTCCGAGCAGATATCACCGGAACCTTGATAGCGGCTGCAGCTACCGCGACCGCGGCGTCGTCCATTTCGACAGCACGAATCAGCGGATCGTAGGCGCGGAGGCCGTAATGGTCGTCAGTAGTATCGAACGCGAAGAAGTCCGTAGACACTACATCGCCATACCAGAGCTGCGGCTTCGCAGCGCCTTCTAGCGCACCGCTACCGATCGGGTAGCCGGGGGTCGGAGCCAGGTTAGGCACCATATCGATAAACTGTCGCTGCTGCCCCGCAAGCGCCGCTGACGGCCACTCTTGTTGGCTGAACGGCTGCCCCTTCAGCTCACGCGTGAAGTCAGCATGGATCCAGAGTGACACATTGACGTCACCGAGTCGAGTCCCATTTCCAGCTCCGCCAGCGGTACCAGTCGTGATAATGTAGCGCACGCCGGCCTCTCGAGCTATCTGCTCGATCAGCTGCGCCGTGGGCAATGACGGTCCGTCAGTCGCAGGATGCAGCTCAGACTTGAGCACCACTACCTTGACCGGGCCGATCTTGACCGTTGCCCAAGAGCCTAGGCGGCCGGAAGCCTTCGCAGGAGACCGACCAGTCAGCTGCGGCACGTATGCAGCGTAGTTGGTCTTGTAGTACACCCACTCCGTCGACTGGATACCTGGAGTCAGAACATCAGCAAGAGCACGAGCCTCAGCTTCTGTCCAAGTGATAACGAGGACGTCAGACTCCGGAATGGCGCTCGCGTTCTCCGGAGCCGCCGGACCCGAAGGTGCAAGACCTTCGGGCCAGGCGATCTGGGGAGCCGCTTGCCTACCAGGATCGTACATGATGCGCGAGAGCGACGCATCTTGAGGCGGGAAGATGGCTTCCCAGATCGGATAGATGAACTGGTCGAATACCCAGTCAACTATCTCGCTTACCAGATTCATGTCAGACAACCATCTGCTTGTAGTCCACGTAGTGGCCCAGAAGGTCGAGGGTCGAGGCGTGCATCAGGTAGTCGCCGTCGAGGCCTGAAGCAGCGTTGAACTGCGCGCTCCACGAGTTGCGAATCTTGACGTAGGTGTTCGCGAGATCGATGGCGCCGAGCTTGGTCTGCGCCAGTTGGGCGATTGCACGCTGGCACGTCTCATGCCCACCCGCGACGCCTGACTTGACTGCCGCCTCGAGAGCCTCCACTGACCCATCGCCATCGACGAAGCCTAGAGAGTCCGGCGTCATCCACGCGTTGAACCAGGGCGCGCCCTGAATCACTGTTCCCGACTGCAGAGCCAGAAGCGCACCCTGGATGTTCTGCGGAGCGATGTAGTCCTTGGCCAGACCGGACTTAACCGCCTGCTCGCAGCACGCCTGGCCGGTCGAGCCACAGTCCGTAGGAGGCCACTCCTCTGACGGAACGCCAGTCTGGGCGGTATCGACATGGTAGAAGACGATCGCCCACTCCTCATTGGTCGCCGCCGAGTTCAGCGCTGAAGCTGGAGCCATGCGCCAGACCTTGCCACCGAAGCCGATCTCCAGCGTCTCGAGCGCCTTGCCTGCAGCCGCCGAGAGCTGCGCGATGTGCTCCGTCGACGCATTCGCCGTGCAGGAGCCCAGAGCGTCTACTGCAACGGCCCCTGGAATCATCGCTCCGGTATTGATGTCCTGCTCGAGGAGGTCCTCCTGGTCTAGCACTGGGATCGGAATGTCCCAGCTGACCTCCTTCAGAACTTCGCTCGCATGGTACAGAGCCCGATCCGGGTCCAGCTTCGCCGGAACGTGGATTCGGCCGAACTTGGTGGGAGTTGCGCCTTCGTACATGATTTGTCCGCTTTCTCTAGTGCTTACAGGAGGACGCCGTATGCCTGCTGGATCAGCCAGGCACCGAACAGGAGACCGAGACCGACGCCGAGAGCGACGCCTACCACGGTAACGAGAATGGCCTTGAGATCAACCACAGCTAAACTCCTTCTTGAGAGACACGAAGTCCATGTATAGCTTGTAACTAGCTACACGTGACGGATTGGCCGCCGGATCTGCTGGATAGGCCACTGGAGTCAGTGTAAACAAGTCTACAGTCGCGCACCACCTCTTATCATCTTTCTGGACCGCCTGCGCCACGATACTGTCTGTGTTTTGCGTTGCATGCGCTTGCGCTACTAGTAGGTACACGACTGCACCAAGCAGCGCTATCACGACTAGAGTCTCGATCCCGATCAAGATCCAGAATGTTTGCATGCCGCGGCGCGCACTATGAGCTAGCATGGCCTTGATCTTCTGATCCTCTAGCGGATCAGGCCGCGCAGGAGGCGGCAGGTTATCAGACATGAGGCCTTCCTTCCAGGAGGGTCTGAATTCGATCGACCTTCTCGAGCAATTGCCCGATTGTCTGCCGGCCAGTAGCCATGTCCTTCAGCATACTGACCTGGCCCTGCAGGTCCGCGATCTTAGTAGCTTGCTCCTGGTTCTGGGACTGCAGTTCCTTAATTTGGTCCGCGTAAGCCGCTGCCCGCTCCTGCCAAGCATTAGCCGTACCCTGGTAGACCTGAATCAGCTGTGTATTCTTGGAGGTCTTGAACGCAAAGTATGCTCCCGCAGCGGTCGCTACCGCCAAAGCAATGCCTAGGACCGCTGTTAGAACATAGACTGTATTCACAGCTGCACTCCCTAGGCTTGCTCGGTAGTCGTTACTCGCTTCAAGGTCAAGACCAGATCCGGTGTAGCTCCCGCCACCCCCAGCTCCGTTACCTGATAAATCTGCCAAGTCAAGTTCGTCTTCTCGTCAAGGATCTGATCCGAGTTGGTCACGTCAGTCCCTGACGGCAAGGTGCACGCGGCCATTCGAGTAGTAGCTGGCTCGGGCGTAGCAGGCTCGTAAACAGTAGACCCGAGGACGATCGGGCGAAGTGGGCTCATTGTGGGATAGCTGATGAACGCGATGATGCCGGTATAGACCGCTACCGGATCATCAATAATATCACCGAGACTGTCTGTCGTCGTCCCGCGAAGAATACTGACCGTCGTATTCGCGATCGCGTACATGTGCAGCCTCCTCTCGGCCTAGTAGTCCGGGCCACCCGGCGCACCTCCATATCCAGAGATGGGACTCCATGGGAAGATCCACTCGCCGAAGTTGACACTGTTCGCTGCATACAGGTCCTCGAACGGCGACCTGACGTGCAGCGCACGGCTACGCAGCCACGAGACACGCGCTAGCGACTTGCGAGCTAGTGGCCCGATCATCAGAGCATTGCCGCTGTTCAGCTTGATCGGAGCACGCATAGTCTGGATCGAGTCTAGGTCAAGCCTCGTATACAGGTCAGGCTGTTGCGTCATCCAGACCGTCTGAAACACGACCGCGAGGTTCAGGTAGTACGAGTCCGTCGCGCCAACGTTCTCATACCAGTCATATGTAATCGTATTACCCGTACTAGGTTCCACCCAGCTGAACGAATACGGTCGACCGGTGAAAATGTCGATGATCGAGCCCGCTATCGTCACCTGAGCATCAGTCACAGTCTGACCGGTGATGTTCAAGACGTCTGCGGCGACCGCCCAGGTATTCGTGTCGTTGCCCATTACTCTTCTTCTCCCTGCCTAGGCGGCTTACTCTGCTGAGCTTGCCGACGGGCAGCTCGCAGCTGATGATGACGATCCGATCGCGTCCGCTTAGCTCGTAGCCAAGCCGAGAGGTGCTGTCCAGAAGGCTTATGCACGACCCTACCAGTCAGCTCAACACGAGGAACCGGTAGCACTCCGGTTAGCTCACCAATAGATTCGCAACCGAACATTTCATAGCGCGTCAGCATCATGTCCTGAACACCCAAGTAGATGCTCAGCACACCAACGTGCGTGATAAGACCGTTCAACGAAACGTCAGCAACCGGCAGCGCAAGGACTAGCGGGCCGCTAATGATCGCCGGAACGTGCGCGACTAGCTCAGTGCTCGGCCCAGGCAAGACGATTGCAAAGGAACCCGTAATCGTCTGCTGAGCTGTCCCTGTCAAGCTCACCGACAAGGTCGGCAAGCTCACTTCGAACGATCCGCTCTCGCCTACACGAGCCTGCAACGAGGTCGTTAGCGACGGCAGCACAATCGCAAGCTCGCCCGCTTCAATCTGGTTCCGCTGCCCTGGAGGCAAGACAATAACGAACGCCGCGGTAATAGTCTGAGGTAGGGTCCCAGCCAGCGAGGTCTGCGGAACCGGCAAGGTAATCGCAAAGGAGCCGAATACTGTGGTAATGCCAGTTAGGCTCGTCGTCGGAACCGGCAAAGCAATATTGAATGGTCCGCTCTCAGTATGTTGAGCAGCTCCTGCCAAGCTCGTCTTCAGCACCGGCAGCGTAATCGCAAAGCTACCAAAGACCGTTGTCGATCCAGTAAGACTTGTTGACGGAACCGGCAAAGCAATATTGAACGGGCCGCTTTCAGTATGCTGCGCAGTCCCACTCAGACTCGTCGTCGGGACTGGCAAGGTAATCGCAAACGGCCCCGACTCGCCGCTACCGACACTTCCGGTTAGCTCCGTCGTCGGGACGGGCAGTACAATATTGAAGCCGCCAAAGACTGTCGTCGACCCTATTAGGCTCGTCGTTGGAACCGGCAGTACAATATTGAAGCCGCCGAAAACGGTCGTTGCCCCCTGGAGCGCTGTCGTCAGGGTTGGCAAGGTAATCGCGAAGGACCCGAAGACCGTCGTCGCGCCTGCTAGGCTCGTAGACAGCGTTGGCAGCGTAATATTAAAGCCACCAAAAACTGTCGTTACGCCTGTCAGGCTCGTAGACAGTGTCGGCAGCGCAATCACAAAGGGGCCAAATACGGTCGTCGATCCCGCGAGGCTCGTCGTAAGCGTCGGCAAGGTAATATTGAAGCTGCCGAACACTGTCGTCGACCCAGCCAGCGTCGTGCGCAGTGTCGGCAAGGTAATGTTGAACGCGCCCGACTCGGTATGCTGCGCAGTACCTGCTAGGCTCGTCGTCAGGGTGGGCAGAACAATATTGAAGCTGCCAAAGACCGTTGTAGAACCCGTTAGGCTCGTCGTTAGAGTCGGCAATGTGATATTGAAGCTGCCAGACTCCGTATTAGTAGTCGAGGGTATCAAGCCAGGAGTAACTAGTCCAGGAATAGCTAGCCCAGGCCGCGCAGGCGAGTAGGCCAAAGCTGGGACCGCTGCTAGCGTTAGTGACTGCGTATCTGTATTACCGTGAGCGTCAGTGACCTCAACAGTAAACGTGCTAGCAGCGACACTTGAAGGCGTCCCGGAGATGATGCCGGTCGAACTAGCCAAGCTCGCCCAACTCGGAAGCGAGCCACTAGAGACGCTCCAAGTATACGGCGACGTGCCACTAGTCGCGCCTAGAGCTACAGCGTACGCTTCTCCTACACTAGCATTAGACAGGCTCGTTGTCTCAATAACCGGGGGCGTGCCACCGCTCGGCGCCAAGATTTCGACAGCGACGGCCCCGTAGTCATCAACACTCTGCGTCCAGGTCAAGGTAACCGTGCCGCCGGTAGCCGCGGAGTCAGCTGCCGCAGCGTTGCCCGAAGCGGTCGAGGTGTCGCCAGTATAGGTCATACGCGAGGTTCCAGCGGTCCACGTAGTGCCGCCCGAGCCGTTACACAGTCCGGCCGCTACCAGGCCCGCAACGTCTACTGTAGATACCGCAATACTACCGGAGGTCTCACTCTCTGCTTGAGCTGTAGCAGGCGTGCCAAACGCACTACCGCCAACGTACGACTCCGACCATCCAATCAGCTTGTCGCTCGGCGTAACAGAGCACGTAGCGCTAACCGTGTTCGCTCCGCTAGCCGCGCCGGTGATACCATAACAGAAGATGCCGCCTGCATCCACGCCGGAGGCACCCGATGCCTCCGACCCTAGTAGGGTCATAGGCGCGCCGCCGTAGGTTACCGTAGTAAAGTCGAAGGTGAACGCTGCATTAGTAGACACGACCAGCCAAACAAGTACCGTCCCACCGCCAGTTCCAGCTGTATGCGTCCAGGTAATCGTAGCGGTAGTGCTAGTCTCCGGCGTGGAAGACGGACCTAGGGCATCGAACGTGACAGCATCAACAGGCATAAACGTCGCTACGACACCCGCATTGATCTCCGACGCGCTAATAGTGGCCGCTAGCGTCGGAGTACCTACAGACGTCGCGATCTGATAAAAGCCAGTATTAGTATTGTTGCTTGTAAATACCGCGCTGTCGCCCGTAGTCCAACCAGATGTAATACTGGATAGTGTCTGCCCACTATTCGTCCAAGACAAGACTCCGTACCATAGCTCGGACGCTTGAGTCGTAGTATCCGGTGAGCCGCAATTCACTGCCGCTGACCCGGCCGAACTGTTTGCGCCTGCGGAACTATCTATTGGGCCGCTCTGCCAACCGGTAGAACTGTGCCACTCGTCAATCGTCCAGCCAAAGGAGTGCGAGCCAGTCCAACTCCACGTCCAGCTCGTCTCCCCTGCCATGCCTGACGTAACGATCAAGTAGTAGATCTGCGACTGCAAGTCCCCAGTGACGGTCTCGGCAGGCCCTGCCTGTATCCATCCGCTAGGAACGGTCAAAGTTATATTAGTGCCTATCGTGACAGTGACTACCAACAGGTTACCTGTAGTAACACCACTGCCCAACGTCGCAGCGAAGCTGGCTGCTGTAGTACTCGTGGTAGTCATACTATCGTGCTGAACGCGCGTTAGCGTAGCCATAGTACGTCAGCCTGACAATCGATAACTGCCGGGCAGCAGTCCAGGGTCTGAGACAGCAGGAGCCTGAGCGGGGCCTATGACGCCTTGCGCGCGCAGTATCGCTATGTAACGGTGCAGAACCGCAGGACGAGGCTCATAGACGTGGTGATGCGTTACCTGTCCATGTAGATGACAGACAGTTCCAAGGTGCTGCAACAGGTAGTCGTAAAACCGACGGTCAATACCATGCCAGTCAGGGCCAGCAAATTTGCTGACCGGCACCAATTGCTGCACTTCAGCGGAGAACTTAGTAACCCCAAATCCTCCAAGAGCCAATGCCGTATGCGGGGCCGGACCGACCCAGTAGGCGTAACCACACCATAGCCAGCCGCAGCTCATAAGAGACGGCAGAGTATCGGAGTAGATCTCCTTGTCATGCTCAACAACAATCAGGTCCTCCCCGCCGCCCCAGCGCTTCTCCAGCTCAGCACCGTACGCCTGCGGCGATCCTGATGTAGTTACCCACTCAACCTCCAGTCCAGAGGCAGGAGCGAACCTCTTCAGGGATGTCTCAGTGCGAGGGTCCAGCTCATTGTATACGCACATGAGCCGCGTCATCTCAGGCCGCCCTGTAGATAACCGGAGCCGTAGCAACAATAGTACTACTGGCCGACCCAAGTTTGCAAGTCAGAACAAGAGGGCCGCTGCCAGACACGGATACGGCGGTGTTGCTTGCCTGCCCATTAGTACCGGTATTGACAGTAGATGCGTTGTTGGCAGTAGTTGTCAGGCTAGCACCCGTATACCACATGTTCAGGTTAGCCGTAATACTGGTAACGGCTCCGCCAGAGACAACCAAGAACGTCAGCGTGCCGTTCACGTCAAAGCTCGATCCGGCAGCCACTGTGGTAATCGTCGCTGCAGCATTAGCAGTCAAGGTAGGAGCTGACGCTATAGTTCCCGTAGCCAAATAGGCCAACAACGTACCAGGGCTGCTCGATGACACCCATCCCCACCGCAGCGCCCAGCTCATCCCACGAACAGCACTCGTCCCAGTCGGAGTAGTGAACGTGCCAAACGCGATGGCCTCGAAGGTAGCACCCGCTTCGATCTCTACCGCAGCCGGCGTATAGGTAGCAACGACAGTTTCAGTAGTCGTATTCACAGTCACTGGGCTAGTTACCGCATTAGACGCCTGCTTAAAGTTCCCAAGCGTAAACGGCCCAATCACTTGCTCCCAAGTCGCTCCGGCCGCATGCGTCGCCGTCGACCCATTCATTCCACGCTGCACCGACCAGCTAGTGCTACCTCCGCCGCCGACATAGACCAGCACTATCTCGTTGCTAGTATCAGCCGGATCGCGTATGTAAAAATAGTTGTTCGGCGTAACCGAAGTGCTAGCTGTCTGAAACGATGTGTAGCCTGTGCTCATCGTCCAGGACTCAGTAGTACCTGCAGCTGGAGCGTCCGCAGTAGCACTACCTGCATAGCCATTCGTCCCGATAACGCAAGACGAGCAGTTACCGAAGACCTCTACACCGCTTGGGAACACAACGGCCATGTCACCATGCTCCTAACGAGTCAGGCAACCGGCCAGGCGATCGAAGGCGTACCGGTGATCGAGACGTTGTCGCCAGACGTAACCGTAGTACTCGACAAGTTCCAGTCCGAAGACAAAGTCCCGACCAAGCCTTGGATGAGCGCTGCTGCCCCCGAGTTCAAGACACGGAAGTAGTCCGCCGTTCCAGTCGCTACAGCCGTGACACTTACAGTACCGCCGAAGTCCAACAACAGGATGCCGCCTGTCGGTGCTGTAAATGCGGAAGCGGCCGCGAACGTCCAAGTGGCCAAAAGCGTCCCGATGATCGACTCGTTCGCACCTACTGGAGGAGCAGAGCCACTAGCATAGAGCTTAAGGGTGCCTGCCCCGATTGCATCTGCCAGCGAGACGCCGCTATGCTCCAGCAGATCATCGACAAAGGTCGTACTGAGAGTGATGCCCATAGGCATGTTAGGACTCCTTAGCTGAAGCCTTCTTGACACGGCCCGTAACGGTGACGTAGGTGATGCCGCCCTCACCCTTGACCTTGGTGTACGCTGTCTTACTCGGCACGAGACCTGCGGTGCGAGCGTCTTCCTGCCAGTTCTCAACAGCCTTCACCAGCTGCTCATCACTCGGTGTCGGCGGCCAACAGACGAGCCGATACGTCTGAGAGAACTCCGCCGTGGCAGCAGGCTTAGCTGCTGTCTTCGGATACTGCGTACCCTTACCGACGAGGCCCGCCTTTGCCTCTTCTTCTTCAGCCATCATTCGCCTCCTCAGGCGGTAAGGCGGAGCGGCCTGCCGAAATCAGGCCGCTCCGCACCGCTCTAGTTGGTCGTCTCGACCATCGAGAAGGCGAACTCCGTGCCCATCGAGAACGCGCGCCTCATGCGCCCGCGGAGGATGGTCGTGTCGGTGCCGCTGTACATTGGCGGCACGATCTGGAACTCGGGAGTCCCGGCAGGGTTGTTCGGGTTCGTGGTCCTCTTGCCGGCCAGGAGGTACAGCCGGTTGCAGAACGTGAGAAGCCTGTTGCCCACCGTTCCCGCAGGCACCGCAGCCGTACCACTGGCTCCTGTGAATGCCGCCGGCGAGCTAGTCGGAGCGGTCGTCACGACCGAACCGAGGCTCCAGAACACTGGAACCCGGAAGATCAGGTCCGGGGTTGCGCCCTGGCCGCCACCTGGGAACCCGTTCGAGGACTCCTGGAAGATCGGCCGGTTGTTACCATCCACGATCCCGCGCAGCGCCTGCCTGAAGAACGGATGAGCGATGCAGATGATGTCCTCTTCGTTGAAGTAGTCGCCCTGCTCGACCGCTCCCAAAGCCTGCGACAGGACAGCATACGTCGGCTGCCCGTTCGTGGATAGCGTTCCAGCCCCACCGGTACCGGCTGAGGTAGCGAACAGGTTTGCGCCTGCCACGTAGCCAGTCCCGGAAGTCGCCGCTGTGGTCGCAGGCTCGTACGGGTCGCCGTTCTTCAGCCCGTAGTATACCGACGTGGTCTGCGCGTTCGAAGCCCCAGGGCCCGTCTTGATCCCGATCGACGCGTTGTCGTAGACCTTCGCGAGGGCGGTGCCGATCGCGTTGGACTTCGAGTTGATGATGTCGGCCAGAGAGTCCATGATGTCCTCTTCGGCGATGTCGATCTCAGTGCCCCACTTGCCGGCGGTCAGCAGCACGGCGTCTTCAACGTTGTCGTTGGAGGTAACATCGTTCTGGCCCGCACCGAAGGGACCGTAGGTGCCGCCCTTGGCCACTAGTCCGGCCACGACGCCCTGGTCTCGCGACACGTACCGCGAGTTCGAGGTCATCATGATCTCCTGGCCAAAGGTCTCCACCGCGCTGTGCTGGGTGACCTTCTGGATAACCTGAGCCCCATACTCAACTGGGATCCAGTTACTGAAAGTTGACTGCGGCGCAACTGCCACTGTGCCACCTTCTCTCTCATGGTCGTCACCCTAACGGTAGCCGACCTATCTTAGTACCATACCCTGGCCTGGAGGCGCAGCCCCCATGACCTGATCGGCCAGCTGCTGTGCAAAGCCCTTCGGCTTCTGATCGCCGCCGTCCTTGTCCTTCCTACGGCCGTTACCCGACCCGCCATTCACGTTGGGCACGCGAGTACCAGTCGCAGCAGCGAAGAGATTCGGGAACTCCTCCTTCATCTCTTCAATCTGCTCATCCAGACCGACGAGCTCACCTTCATCGTCCAACTCAACCTTGGCCAGATCGAGCAGACCAACCAGCTTAGCAGTGCCTTGCTGGACACCTGCGGCTCGTAGCTCGGAAGCCGCCAGAGCCTTAATCAGAGGCGCCTTCACACGCGCCTCCGCTTCGGCTGCTGCCGTCTCCTTAGCCTCGATGAGCTGCCGCTCCTCAGCTGAAGCGTGCTTCAACCGAAGTTCCTTCAGCTCCTTGTCAGCTGCCCTTCGCGCCACCCGCTCCGACGCGAGCGCCTTCTTCAGGCCTGCGTTCGGATCGTCGTCGTCGGTCTTCGACTGCTGACTCTTCGCGGCTGACTTCCTAGGCTTCCCGCCCTGGCCGCTATCCTTCTTGTCGTCAGTAGCGTCGTCCGCGGCGTCGCCCGTTGCGTCGTCTTCGGTCGCATCGCTCGTGTCGTCCTCGGTCGCGTCGTCAGTGACGTCATCCTGCACGTCATCGGTCGCGTCGTCAGTGACATCGTCGGTAACAGTGTCCCTAGCAGTGCCAGCCATCTCGGCCTCCTTCTGAGAGCCTAGTCATCTCGTCTAGACCTCCTCACTAGTCCCCGGCTCACCGGAACCGTCTCCTGTATCGAAGCCCTGTCCGGATTTCGAGGTTCTGAACTGGATCGTGACTCCCCACGTATCCAGCTGCTCTGGCGTGTAACCCTGCTCCTCTAGGAGCTGCCGCGGCGGCACGCCGAGCTGATCCTTAATTGCCTGCCCTTGCAGAGTAGCCAGGTCGTTGACAGTCGCTGCCGGAACCCAATGCACCTGCACCTTGGCAGGCTTCGCTTGGCCCTTTAGCTTCAGAACAAACCTGAATATGTCCCGCCAGGTCGCACCAAACGACATTTGGCGGTTGCGCACCTTCTTCGCAAAGGGCGCTTCGATTACTCGCAAGGACTCACCCGACACATTTGACACGATTGGATCGAGGAAATGCATCGGAGTCTGTGTGATCACTGCCATCGAGTGTACGTACTGCGTGAATGGCGTCAGGAACGCGGTCGGGTCGCCGACTGGGAACTGCCCATAGGACGTAATGCCCTTCATGAACCAGACCGAAGCAGGGTCGGCTGTCAGCTGCGACTTGGGGTCCATGCCCTGGTCGAGCGTAGCTCCAGTATCGATCGAGAACGCATAGTCGCCCTCGTCGCCCATAGCGGCTTCAGAGGTGTCATAGTCCGGATCCATGATCGCCCAACGCTGCGGGAACGCGTTGTAATCGACCGAGGCCATATGGCTCACGACAAGCTTATGGATAGCATCCTGCGGCCCATAAGCATTGCCATGCTCTGGGACTCCATAAGGATACTCATTCCGGAAATGAAACACCGGAACTTCACCGAACGGATTGGGAAGCGGCCACTGATCGTCGTCGCCCGAGTCGAGACGCTTCTCCCACTTCGGCTTTTCGCCCGACTGCGGCTCTGGCGCGAGCATATACTTCTCGATCCGGTCCGGGTAGTACAAGTTCGCGAAGGTGTATCCCGTGCCGGCGTCCTGCCAACGCTTGATGGCGTAGCTCTTCTTGTTCTCGTTCTGCTCATCGTAGAACACGCGCATGACCCGCGGCGACTGATAAAAAATGTCGATCTTCGGTTGACCATTCTCGTCCAGCTCGCCATTTGGCGCTGGCCAGACGAACAGATACGCATCCCCGAGCTTGCACGCCTTCTTCATAACGTCTGGCGCATTCAAGTCCAGACTATTGTCTTCCCAGGCCTGCTGAATAATGTCCTTAGAGGCTGCATCAGCAGTGAAGATGGATGCGATCTCAAGGCGCTCAGCAACAGCATCAACCGGCAACTTAGCAAAGTTGAAATTGAACACAACACCTGTCGCGCCCATTGCGATCCTGAGCCGCAGTGATGCAAAGAACTCCGGCATCGTACCGTTGTAGTACTGAATCGCCTTAACGTAGTCCGACTGTGCCTCATCAAGACTCAAGATACCGTTAGCCAGATCAGCGCCCGGGTTGTCGTAAGGCTCCGGCGCCGGCCGCGGGATTGCCATACCAAGGAACGTGTTCCCTGGCATGAAGCCGCCCTCAAGCATAGTAGCCATCAATACACCGCCGGCTCTTGGAATAGTGCCACTACCAAAGCGGTAGCTGAGCTAAAGTCGATCGCGACAATCTGTGTGCCAGCCTGACTCAGGATCGAGTGGAACCCGCCAATAAAGGATAGCGAGCTCACCGGAAGTGTAATCGAGTACGTCGTTGTACTTAGCCCTGGTAGGCCCGCCATACCGACCTGCACCGTTGCGGTACAGGCCGTTGACCCGAGGCTAAACCCGATCTGAGTCTGACCTGGAATGTTCGTAAACTGAACACCATTGCCGCTACCAGTCGCAGGCACAAGAGCATTAGCATTGCCCGCTGTCGTCAACAAAGTAGTCAGGTTGGAGACCGCGTTGTCAGCCGCAAGTATAGTTGGCGTGAGATTAGTTCTAGCCATCGTCGCCCACTCCTACAGGACTCCGTCGAGCATACGAATAGGTACCACCGCTCATCCGCTTCGGGACAGTCAAGAAATGCCGAGCTCCGATCTCAACAGCATCGATAATGTCCGGCTCGTCAGAGTTAGTACCGTCATACGCACACTGCTCTTGTTCCAACCGCGAAATCGGTCGTGAGTGCACCACTCGGCCTCGCTGGTACAAGTTCAGCAGTTTCGTCAGCCGAATCGGCTTTGGCAAAGCGCTCCAGGACTGAATCACTCGCACCGGCATGTGGTGGAGAACCATCGTCCAAGTATCGCGGCCCTGGTTCGTCTCGATCACAATCGCGCCGATCTCAGGCCACTGCTCGAGATACCACAGGACCGACTCGCGAAGCTGCTTCGGCCCGAGACGAACACGTGTCGCGAACTTCACAGCAATCTTCGGCTCGAGCGTGCCCCTCAGCCGCTCGATCACGCGCTCATCGTCCGGCAGAGGCAACCCAGCTCGCGGGTGCCACAAGCCCACGATCGCAATACCGGTATCGTGGGAGGTCGCATGAGCAGTTACCGCAGGGTCAAGTGCAAGTACCGTTCGAACCGTCGGCAGGTCCGCATAAATGAAGTCCTCCGAAGACCAGAACGTGCCGTTCATTGAGACCGGCTGGTTCAGGAACTCCTTCTTGTACTCCTTCGTATGTGCATGCTTCTTGAGGTACTCTAGCGACCACTTGCCTGGCCAGCAAGACCGTTCCGTACCGTCATCATTCAGAAGAATCGGCTCATAGTAGTGAACCTCAATCTCCTGGTCCTCGATCCACTCTTCCTCAGTGTCTCCAGGATGCAGCTCAGATTCGATCAGCTGGTGCATAATCGAGCCTGGAGCAGTAACCGTTCCGACGACAATCACGCGCGCGAACTCATTCAGGTGAAACACAGTCTCGAGCATCCAGCGCAAGCGGTGACGCATAATCGTTGGACTGTAGTTCTCCTCACCCGGCTCAATGTCATCGAGGACAATCAGGTCAGGGCGCGTCTTGCCAACCTTGAGACCGCGAGCGGCGGTGCCCGAACCCTTCGCCACCATTACAAAGCCGTTACGCTGCTCAATCATGTCGGTACGACTAGCTACCAGCTTCTTGCCGACCGGGCCTCCCGGCCTACGCACTCGAGGCTCACAGAGATCCGCAAAGTCCTGCTGAAGCAAGTCGTTCGTGTCAAACTCACCGCGGATCGTCGCGAGGTGGTTCTTGGCCTGATCAGCCGAGTCAGAGAATGCGACGATGAACTTGACGTGCTTATGAGCTGCAGCCCACACAGGCAGAAGCAGAAATAGCCAAGTGCTCTTCCCAACTCCACGAGGCGCGACATAAGCATCGCGATGCTCCCGCGGCTTAGTCCCCTTCTCAGTCCATTCCTTAGCATGCTCCAAGAGATCAAGATGAAACTCCGCAAACGACAGCTTGTCACCCGTCTCAGGCGAGTGCAAATGCTGCGGTAGATACGTTAGTGCAAAGAGAAGCGGATCGTTCTTCGACAGCGACGCTCGCGCTGCCGGCTCGTCTCCGGCTAGTACTGCCCTATTCAAGGACCGAAGGTAGTCCTGAAACCATTTCGGCCCCTGAGGATGATCGATCAAGTTGAGCAAGAAGTCAGGGTACTCGAACTCGTCCGGTTCGACTTCCACGCCGAACCCCGGACCGCCCTCGAAAAAGTACCCTTGACGTTCCACTACTCGCTCTTGGCCTCGAATTGTGCTCGCTGCTCGGCTTCCAGCTCATCGAGCACGGCACCGAGCTGCTGCTGAAAACTCCGAGCATGCCCAATGTGCTCGTCCACCTGAATGCTAATCGGGCCGTAGGTCGTGTGGACCTCTACCGTCGACGGCTTGGTTTCGCTACGCTTGACAAAGAAGGTCACGATCAGCTCCAGCCTCCACCGCTGTCGTAGCCCCGCTGCGGATCCGTCAGGAAGCCTCCGCCGCGGCCGGCGTTCTCTGTCGGCCTCGGGATTGGCGAGTAGGTACCGAGGTCGTCACTATCGTTGTCACCGTCAGGGCGCGATTCCGGCGGGCAGGTGTCCATTCCGCCATAGCCGCCATAATCCTCAGGGTCCTGCCACGGCAGGTTGCCGCACTGCTCGTTGACCTCCGGCGAGCGGTTATATGCCGCCCCATGACTGTCAGCCATCGCCCTCTCCTAAATCGTTGGAATGACGCTAGGCGTCGGCGGAATCGGCCCGTTGCCCGAATTGACAATGTCGTTCGGCTCCGTCTCAGACAAGCCGGCGAAGTTGCAAGCGTTCGTCCCCATACCGCCACTGCCTGTAAGCGGCCCGGAAATTGTATCAGCGGGGATATGCCAAGCCTCTACAGCCCCTACCTGCGTAGCTACATCTGGACCGCCAGCAGGAGCGTAGTAATCCTGAGCGTGCTGATCAGTCACGAAGAGCCTCGGTGCTTGTCTCGAGCGATTGGCGCAGCGAGGCCTGGCTGGGGCGTTGTGAAGTCCGCGGGCGTATCGGACAACGCCTCCGGTGTGGTCTCGTCCGCATCGTAAGTACCGATGGGCCCAGAGTTCACAGCGGTCTCAGAACCCTGACCGGCGTAATACTGCTGAGCGTGCGCGTTGGACATCTGATCGCTTCCCTTCGCCCTATAGCTAATTATATCCCGATAGGCTTAAGGACGTTCTACGAAATTTCAAAAAACTCGATAAAAGCCTATTGATTAAGCGTTAGTATCTATGATATAATTAGATATAGGCGAAATCCGCTCGATAGAGAGGCCGATAGATGGCAGAACGTGTCCAGGGGGCTGAAGGACCGCGGAGGCGGCGCTGGTACCCTTGGGATAAATGGACTGACGGGAGCGTCTGGCGTGCAACACAGACTGAAGACTTCACCTGCTCGCCTTCCAGCTTCCAGACAGCCCTCCATCAGCGTGCCAGGCAGCAGGGCCTCGACGTTACTACAGGCAGCCCAGAGCCTGGTATCGTCGAATTCCAGTTCGTAGAAAAGGCTTCTAAACTAAACAGCCCTCTAATCATCGACCAAGACGCTCTCGAAGCTGGCTACCCGATCGATATGGACCCAGAACCTCTAGGCGGCAATGACCTCGAGGTTCAGTAATGCCTGAACTGGACCTAGATCACCTCACGATACCACCCCCCAACATAAAGGCTATCCAAACCCGAGCAAAGATGTATCTAGAACAAAGACTAGGCGACGATCGAGGACAGCACCAGCTCCTCGAAATGATCGCAGATGCAGAATATTCGCTCCCGGATCCGCAGCTGTATCCAGACTTCCTGTCCATCGAGTTCAATGCGCCTCGATATCGTATCGACAGGCTCTGGCCATACGGCGGTACCGTGCTGCTTGCCGCTCGCTACAAGTCCGGCAAGAGCACCCTGAAGCTGAACCTCATCCGATGCCTCACTACAGGTGAGGACTTCCTAGGTCAGCCAGTCATACCAATCTCGGGCAGCGAACTTGTCCTCGACGTTAATCTCGAGGTCGACGAACGCACTCAGCAGCACTACGCGCGCCCCTTCGGCTTGCCTGCTAACGCGGCCGTGCTAAACCTGCGCGGGCAAGCAAAGTCGTTCAATATCATTAGCGACACGATTCGCGCCCGGATCGCTTCCATGCTACGTGACATGAACGTCAAGATCCTAGTCATCGACCCACTCGGTCCGCTAATCCGAGTTTTCAACCTCACGGAGAACGCCAATGACTCAACCGGAGGAGGAGCCCTCGTTGAGGCCTTCAATCAACTCGCCCATGAAGCCGGAGATATTGACACCTTTCTCATACACCACACAGGACACAGCGCTCAACGTCGAGCTCGAGGTGGCTCGGTATTTGGCGACGCAGCCGATGCCCTATGGAGTTACCGAATCGGAGGACAAGGCGGACAGAGCGACGAGGAATTCGATCAAGATGAAAAGGGTACTCGATACTTTTCGGCGACCGGTCGACTAGAGTCTGACATGGAAGAATTCCCGGTCTTCTTCGATCAGCGCTCGCATCGCCTATCGCGCACTCCGAGCGTACTATGAAATTCCCAGTCTACATCCGACATAAGGTCGGCTGGTGCCCCGTCTGCGGAGCGCCGATCCTCGACGCAGGCTGGACCGACGACCCTAACGGCTGGGTACACGCTATGCCCCTATATGAGGTCCTGCCAATAACACCAGCGGCGGGCATCCAATCGTCTACAGTCCCTCCCTGCGCTATGGCTCTATCGATATGACATGGCCCCGCGAATCGGACGGCCAGAGAAATACGACTGGAACGAACTAACTGACGGCACGGTCTGGAAAGCGATACAAGACGAAGACTTCAACTCAACCCTAGACGGCTTCCGCTCGCTGCTACAATATCATGCACGTAAACTAGGTACCTCAGTAGAAATTCACACTAGAGGCCAGGCAGTCTGGTTTCAGTTCCACAAGGGCGGACAGGCGGAGAGTGAGCGTAATCATTGAAGAATGGCGTCCATTTCCTAACCAGGAAGGGCGCTACGAAAGTAAAACCTGGCAGTATATAAGGGGATGAGTTGGCTGACGGTAAGTAGTCCCGATTGGGAAGCCCTAAAGGCACGATTCGAAGGCCTACGTGGTGGACGCGTCGACGAGCGCGGCCGCAGGGTCACCCGTTCCGAAGCAGAAATGCGCCGACTGTTCAATATAGGCTTGCCTAGTAGTCCAGTTGCCGAAGTCGAGCGCACACGCGCACGCACAATCGTTCGCGAGCGTGTACGCGAAGTAGACGGCGACACAAAGTACAACGATCCCTACTTCGAGCTCGAATGGATGCGCGTTACGCGCGAGAATCCTGAACTCCTCAATAACGCTGCCGAGAACCGCAATATTCTATGGAGTGCATACTACGCTCGAGGCACTCCAAATCGCGACCGCTGGAGGCGTCGATGGACGCGCCATATGGGTCGGGAGCTATCCTCGAACGAAGTCGAGTTCGGAGACACTTAAGATGAGTACGGTCTACTTCTGCTGGATATGCGAGTGCCCTATAGAGGGCCCATTCGGCATAGATTCGACCGTACAGTCACTGGTCTCCTATACCGACACTCATTACGAGTCAGGCCAGCAGATCTTCTTCTGCGGAGCCATCCATTGGCTCGAGTACCGCAAGCTAAAGGACCTGTAACGATGCAGCAATTCAACAGCTGGTCAGATAGCGACCTCATTAAGCACGAAGTCGCAACGAGAAAGCCGCGGGAAGAAGCGCTTAGCCATGAAGAGAAGCTCAAGCGCGACCGAGATCGCGCGGCCGCTCGTAGGCAGCAAGAGTTTCTACCGATGTCGGCTCACTTTCAGGACGCCTATGGCACCCAAGTCTGTTACGGTCAGCTACGCTGGATCGCGGAACGCCTCCTAGCCACCCTTCCGACCGCCGATCATCGCATGTTGCTTAGCGAAGGCATCCCGATATTGACCCCATGGGGCAAGGTATGCCTAAGGGTCTACAAGGAAGGCTCCCAAGTAACAGGCGGGGAGCTATGGTACCAGCTAACTTCCAATCCAAAAAGGACCAATCACATCTTTGATGTACGGCCATTCTTCATGCAGTCGCGCGAGAAGACCGCTACGCTCTACGGAACAGACAACGCTTCAGCGATCATGAAACAGGCACGCCTCGAACTCGCCGACGTTGGCCTCCGAGCCTATCAAAACCGCTGGTTCCGCAACTCTTCGATAGCCGACTTCCTGTTCCACGAGATGAAAATCGACCTAGACCGCATTCCGATTGTGAATCATAACCTCTATCCGGCAACCGAAGCCTCATCTGTCGCTTGCGGCTACCTCCCGGGTCCGATTCATGAGTTCGACATGGTCAGCGCTTACGCATCATCGATGCTCGAATTTCCACAACTCGGCGACTTCGCGCAGGCGCTCGATGCCGCTCGTAAGAGCCTAGAAGGCAAACCTACCGCTAGAGTCCTGAAGGTGACCCAGAGTGTCCTGCCTGGAAAGTTTCTATCGCCCAAGCTACCAACGTTCCGTCCAGATCTGGGAACTTACATTCGAGGAAATACTCGCGCTCTACTCATCCAAGCCATGGAGCGGGCCGTTGCCGCCTACGGTACCGTGTATCGTTGGAATACCGACGGCTTCTTCACCAACGTGGATATATCAAGACAACTCGATATCGGAGACAACCTTGGCCAATGGAAACATACGGTACACGATTATCTACTCATAGCACAGACTAACGTCTTCAAGACAAACCTGAAGTCGCGCGACTGCGGCTATAATATCGACTGGGACGCGGTCCGCGAGAACCCGCTCCTCATCCATACATCTATGCCAACAACAGACTGGACTACGTTCACGGAGCACAACGCACCACGAGTCCTAAAGTTCGACGGCGGGTATCATAATTGTGAACACGACGGCTATGGATGCCACGGAGAGTATCACTATAAGCGGGAGGCCTGGGATCAACTGTGGTAATGAGCGCACAGCACTCTATCCCTGAAGATTCGCTTGATCTTTACCCTCCGTCGCTCTTGAAAATACGTTGGGATCTATGATAAAATTAGATTAACCGGGAAGGAGAAAAGCGATGATAGTCGACTATATTCAAAAGCCGGCCGGAGCCGTCAGCCTTCCCAGAGTATCGCACCGCCAGCGATATCAAACGGCTGATTTTAGCCGCAAAGATCGCACCGTTTCATTTCTTACGTGGAGACCCGAAGACGGGTGTAAGAAGGTGCAGGATTGTGTATCCAGCCAACTGAATGCGAACACTATTGTTACAATTGCGGTCATTGGGGCCGCCTTATGGACCGAGTGTTCTGTATATATTGCCTAAAATGGTTCTACGAAAACGGTGCACTACCGACCGGTCAAGAGCGGAGCCATAATGTCCAGCCGATCTAGCAAGCTTCGCCGCGGTTCTACCGGCTGGCTCTGTGTAGCCATCGGCACCATCCTCTGGGACGCGCTCGCTGAAGAAGACGAGCAACTAACATACGCATTCCGCAGAGGCTTCAAGACCCGTAAGATCCTAGTCAGCGCCGCCTGGGGTTACCTAACCTGCCACCTCTTCGGCGCGATCCCGGATCGATATGACATAATCCACTACATCGGTACTGCATATCGAAGGAGGCTCCATGGCTACCAAGGCTCAAGTCCAGCATGAAGAGCGGGAGATGCGCCAAGAAGCGCGCGCCACTGCTCACCGGACCGGCAACTACCGTCTCGATCCCTTCAAGGACAGCGAGACCGTCACACAACGTCCCACGAACTGCTATGGCTGCTCCTGGGAAATCCAACCAGACAAGACCTACCGCCTCAAGTTCAGACACAAGCTCTGCTATCCCGGTCACGAGCAAACCTCATGACTAAGGATGCCATGAAGGAGCTACAGAAGGTCACGGAGGCCTTCCGTGACGCACCAAGTCCAGAGGCCGCGACCAACCTCCTGCTCGTCCTAGGGCCGCGGCGTAAGGAGAGCCCAAGCGTCCAAGAGATGATCGACTACGCTCTCGAATACCTATACCTTGTCGGTACCGTATCTAGCAAGAAGGAGGCTGCCGATAACCAAGTCGACCTAAGTTTCCCACCTTGTTAGGAGAACTTGACCAATGCGGCCTTTTACCGCACTGTCGAATCACGTTTTCGACCGAATCGTCAACAAGGATCAACACCGAAAGCGAACCCTCCGAATAGCAGCAGCCGGCGTCGGTATAGCACTGACAGCCGGCATCGTGCACTACGTCACCGTGCAGCCTGGTGATACCCTCTCAGGGATCGCCGCTAGCGCTTGTGGGAACGCAAGCGACTGGTCCGGAATCTACAACCAGAACCAATCGGTCGTCGGTTCCAATCCAAACCTGATTTATGCCGGTGAGCACCTGCAGTTCCAGTGCAACGCTGGCACCGTCCTCACTGCGGTATCCGATCCACCCTCCAGAGCCACGTCTGCAACCTCGGCCCCAACAACGTCTTACACAGCTTCTCCGGGGTCCTTTCAAGCATGCGTGATCAGTCGAGAGTCGGGCGGCGATCCTGAGATCGTCAACGGATCCAGCGGCGCCGGCGGGCTCTATCAGTTCATGCCAGCTACGTGGGCAGAACTAGGCTACGCGGCCGAGTATCCAGGGGGGGCCCAAACGGCTCCTGTCAGTGTCCAGAACGCAGCGTTCGAGCAGCTCTACGCCGAAGATGGCGCGAGCCCTTGGGCGCCCTCTGATGGCTGCTGACAAGTCCTACACCAGACGCGGAAGGCGCCGACCGTGCGAGCATTGCCGCCGGCGTCATCGCCGCATGCTCATGGCTGCGGCTGCAACGCTCTCCCTAACAGGAGGCGTTGCGGCCGCGGTCGCATTCCTTCCCACCAGCCACGCCCAGCTGGCTGACGTAACAATTAGCCGACCAAGCATCCAAGCCGTTCCATCTACACCAATAGCGCTATACCTACAACATTACAAGGCAAAAGCTCATGCACCTACTCCTAGCACTAGCCCCAGCCCTAGCTATGGCACTAGTCGACCTCCTATTCAGAATCCGGCGCCGACACCAACAAGCATTCCGACGCCGACGCCAACACCAACTGCAATAGTTACGTCCAGCAGCTCTGCAGTCAGCGGCAACCTAAGCGCGCAAGTGCTAGCTGAAGCCGAGACAAGGCAGGGAGACCCCTACGTTTATGGTGCTGATGGCCCTGAAGCATTTGACTGTTCAGGTCTAATCTACTGGGCCGCACAGCAACTAGGCATTAATATGCCACGAGATACTTACGAAATGCTCAGCACAGGCGTCGCAGATGGAATTCTCATTCCAACTAGTCACCCACAACCGGGAGACCTCGCATTCTTCGGGACCGGTCACGTGGAGCTTGTCACTTCAATCCCAGACACGACCTTCGGAGCCCAGCAGCCCGGCACCGTCGTCGGATTCAACAAGTACTACCCGCCCAGCTACGAGCCGACAGCCTACTACAGCATCAGTTAGGCAGCAGGACGCGATGGAGCCTTCCCAGCTAGCTAACATCCAAGTGCCGCGCCTAGTAGAGCTAGGAACCATCTGCGGCCTCATTATCATCACCGCACTCATCAATTTCGGCAAATGGATCGAGCGTCAGCTGCGTGAAGCCGAATTCCGCAACTGGAAGCGCGTATGGGATGAGGAATGCTCGCTTCATATTGCAAAGCCGCAACATGACTGGCCGCAGGCAGGTAAGGCTACGAGGACCTTCTTCAATACCAATACTGGAGACCTGCCGCTCTACGACCCAGCAGCCGACGCAGCCAACTATATCGAGAAGCTAGACCGAGACACTCAGGACTATCTCGAAGAAATGCAGCACCGTGAACATTGACGAGCTCTTCGAGCAAATGCACGCAGACGACATAGCCGACCTCCAATACTGCACCCCAGTCCAATACTCCAAGATCCGCCCAGTCAGCAGTCCGCAACTGTACCAATGGATGCGGACCGGCAAGCTCACTTGGAAGCACTGCGACTGCGGTCGCCGAGTCATCGAGGTCGCCGCAGCAGACGACCTACTACGTAGCAAGGGCAAACTACCACCCAGCACGAAAGACAACAATGAAGACTAAATGGAAGAATGGCGGCATGCCACTATGGGGCATCAATTACAATCACTGGTCTAGAGTTGGCGACGAGCCGTTCCTGGACCGCAAAATCTTCGGCATCTGCCCCTGGTTTGGCCTCTTCCTAACCGAGATTCACAAGCCAGACGCAGCTGACCGCCCTCCTCACGATCACTCCCGAACATTCATATCCTGGATCGTATCTGGCGGGTACACCGAACAGACCTATCGGGACATCGCCGACGTCGTGCTGAAGACGCATCGAGTACGGCGTCACCAGCGCTGGTCAGTACACGTCATGCCGCGCGCTAAGGCGCATGCGATCACCGAAGTCCGAGGCCGCCTCATCGCACTAGTGCTCGCCGGGAAGAGTCACGGTTCCTGGTCGTTCTGGACACCGAGAGGCAAGGTCGACAGGGAGGCGTACAATGAAGCAGCCTAAGCCGAAGAAAGAACGCACCAAAGTCGAGGGCGACGGCGCGCCTGTCGTCCCCTCAGACATCTATTACGTCAAGGTCTGGCGCAAGGTTCCGAACAGCAACATAGTCTGGATACCGATGATCGACCAGAAGACCTCTGCGCAATCGCCGCTCGGGGCCATGAGAGGCATCCTCGAGGCAGAAACAGCCAAGGAAATGCTACGGAACCAGAAGGCCATCGATGAAGCGTAAGGCACTAGTCATTCCTATGCCGGACGGCCGCCCTGAGTACCACTACTTCTCATGGAGCCGCGAGGAGCCTGGCCTTGCAGTCATCAAGGTGCCTGTCGAGCAAGTGTTCAGCGTCGAGATCGACGATGAGGTCCTAACCCAGGCGGCCATCGATGGCCAAGATTAGAGTCCTACGCCTACTCGAGTATGTCTACGACAACCAAGCGCGCGCCGATGAGGATCAAGCCCGCTGGCAGACACCTGCCGCAGGGTCGTTCATCGCCTCGGGCATGATGATTCGCTCAGCGATCATAACCGACCTGAACTTCGGCGGGGACGAGGCCGAGAACCAGGACGAGTATAATCGCAGAATACGACGTGGCAAAGCTCGCTGTCCATGCTCGCTCGGCCCCGAGCCGCATTCCTACGGCTGGCACGATGTCGAGGACTAAGACAGGCATGCCTTGGGCTGAGATTTGGCAGCCTGTCTGTAACGGTTGCTACGAGGTCTCGGCTAACGCCGAAGTCCGTAACGCGAAGACCAAGCGGCTGCGAAAGATCCAAACCGGAACAGGTCGCGGCATTGTCAAGCTGCAAGACGCTATAGGCCAGCCAGCTAAGTGGCACCGAGTAGCAGTCCTAGTCCTAGAAGCCTTCGTTAAACCCCGACCGCCAGGAATGATTGCCTGCCACGGCCCAAACGGAATCCTCGACGATTCGCTCCTCAATGTCTACTGGGGCCTATACCATACTAATAATGGGGTCGATCGCATGCGAGACGACACAAGCCTCGCGAAACTAAGTCCCGCCCAAGTACTCGAGATCAAGGAGCGGCTCCCTAGCGAGACCGATTACCAGATCGCAAAGGACTATCCAGTAGGAGCAGCTGCCATTCGCCATATTCGACGTGGCCTTACATGGGAGTATCTAGCATGACTCGACCTACTACCTGGAGGCCCTACCGAGATTATCTTAACGCCCGAGTCAGCCAGCACAAGCGAGCCCTTCCAAAGACAAGCGGCATCTACTGCGCAGACTGTCGCATGGCACACTCATACAACGGCCCAAGCCGACTAGGCATCGACTACTCATACCACGGCGACCAACTAGCCATCCTATGGCTCTGTCCTTATACCGGCGAGACAATTAGCGAGGTGTCCTATGGACGATAGCGATCCAGAACGCAATGCAATACACGACGCGATTGCAGCAAGCGGCCCTCCTGGAGCCGTCCTAACAGGCTGGGCGCTCGTGGCCGAGTGGATGGACGACGAAGGCAATCGCCTCCTCGGTAAGGCTCGAGCGGCCGAGACAACGCCTTGGAACGCTAAAGGCATGCTGCATACAATGCTCTTTGAGAACACCCCATGGGGAGAACCTAATGGCCCCGACTAGCATCGCCATCAGCACTACGCATCTCACGCTCCGAATCACCTTCGACATGATCCTACAGGCCGCCAACGCTTACCTCGCACTAAGCGCCTACTCGCATCGCGACTATCCCTGGATGGTCATCAGCGGGCTTACCTCCGCACTCTTCACCGCCCTTCTATACCACGATCTGAACCGCTGGAGGACCTAATCATGTGGTTCGATATACTCAACGGCATCGTTTCTTACATCAAGCTCGCAGTTGCAAGCCTGTTCCTCCTAGCACTAGGAGTATTCCTAGTCTACGAGATCGGCATCCTGCCGACGGCCTACATCTACGTCAGCGGCTATCTCCTATACCTCGTCTACGATATCTACCAGCACGTAAAGCATCGAGGCGGCGGGACCATGCGCACGGTGATTCAATACGACCCCAATGCCGCTGACGAGGCCGGCTCAACAGCCCGCTACGGAACCCCACACGACCCTCTTTCAGTCATTCCTCGATGGCCAAGTGGTCGTCGGCCTCCGGCCGGAGAATAATCATGGGCTACAACGAGACTAGCTGGCCGCCCGGCGAGGACAACCCAAATGCTACTATGACCAATGCCGAAGCCCGAGCAGCTCGATACTTGCGTCGTGACTTCGAAATGACCCTCGACGAACTAGCGCGTATGTACGGCGTCGCTCGCTCCACGATGAGCATCCTCCTGCGCGGCATAACCTTCAAGCATGCCGGCGGACCGATCGATCCCGGCCGAAAACCTCCTGACAGAAGTAAGCCTGGCCCCCGCTCTCAGTATTACCGGAGGCCTACAAACTTGGGGAGCGGGATTCCCAAGAGGAAAGGAACCACATGAGGTCAAGATGGATTAGGCTTCTCGGAGCCGTCCTTCTATTCCTCGGACTCGGCATTGCCGCGTTCACGACCAGCGGCGGCGTAGCACACGCCTCCAACCCTGTGCCGTATCCATCGGCACTAAGCAACCATCCGTACGGGACCGGCTGGACCGGAGCCCAACTCAAGTCTGACTGGAGCGATGACGCAAGCAACAGTCCTGGTAACTGCACCAGTCCTAATACTGGAGAGATCAGCACCAGCGGCAACGACATCAGCCTGACAACCAGCGGCGACAGCGGCGACTGCGTATACGAACAGTCCCCGCATACCTACCCCACCGCCGACGGCTACGTCTATGAAGTCTACGCCGACTTCAGTAACTGGACACAGTGGGACAGCTTCTGGGGCTACGGCAACAACTGGCCGGGGGACGGCGAGATCGATGCAGTCGAAGGCGGACCAGGGACCAACTACGTATCCTGGCACGACTCGACCACACCGCCTGACGGCTACAGCAACTGCAACAGCAACAATGGCTGCGACAGCTCAATGGCTGCCATCACCACTCCGAGCAACACAAACACGCTGACGGACATCAGTCCTGGATGGCACTACATCGACTTCGCCTTCGGCACCGACGGTGCAGGCAAGGGCGCAGTGTCCGTCTGGTACGACGGGACCGAAGTCGCATACGTGGCAGGCACAAACGTGCTGGCCGGCGGCAGTCAGGATGACCCGTTCTGGATCGTTCTGGACACAGGCTCCTGCGACAGCGCGAACAACGGCAGCGTGTGCAACGCTCAGCAACCACCAGACCCAGGCAGCGTAACGGCTGCGTACCTGAGGGTCTTCACCTAAGGGAGGCTAGCTCAACCGACGCCCGTCTCGACCCGCCCGAGGCGGGCGTCTCTATTTCTTCTAAAGTTACCTCTTGACAAATCAAAAGCTATAACTTATACTTAGAAGTAGAAGTAAGACTTCAAACAACAAGGGATCTATCATGGTAAAGTTCCACAAGGTCAACCCAGACGACATCCCTAACTTCCGAGCCGCTCATCGCGGGCGCGTCAGCTACCCGATCCTCAAGGGGTTCCTGGAGACCGGCGACGCAATATCGATGCTCGACCGCGAAGGTGTCCAGCAGAGCCTACAAGGCCTGAACTCCTGCCTCAACTCGTACATCCGTAGCCACCGCCTTCCCATCGCGGTCTTCAACCGTGGCGGTGAGGTCTACCTGGCACGAACGGATACCGACGACGACGGCACGCCCAACGCGGCCAACAACAACATCGACACCATCGATCAGAAGAGGCCTACGG